AACAGTCCGTACGGGAATCGAACCCTAGAGTAATTGTCTTGAAATGGCTTAAAATAGCCATTCTTTCAATTTTTCTTTGAGTACTTTTGAGTACTAGGGACTCATAATGCTTCGATTAAGTCAAGTTCCTGTCTCTTTTCCTCAATTCCGGTACGATCAAAATAATAATGATCTTTTGTGCAACTAATGTCTGTATGCCCCATGGTATCAAGGATTGTGGACTCTTTCACTTTTCCGTCAAGCAAGATACTTCCGTATGTCTTTCGGATTTTGTGCGGAGATTTCACTTTCATTCTCAATTCATGTTCGCAGATATACCGCAAACGTTCACGAAAGTTGTAGGATTTCAACCGTTCTCCGTCTCTCTCAAATAGATATTGCCCGAAGGGATTTCTCTTTCGTACTTCATCAAGAATCCATTTGTACTTATCCGGCAATATGGCAAATCGCAATCCGGCTTCTGATTTCGGAAAATCTTTGACCTCATAGTGAAAACCATCATCATCACGATAGCGTGTTTCTGTAGAATTGATCGCAACCGTGTAGTTTTCAACATCTTTCCGCTTTAATGCCGACAATTCCCCGACACGGACTCCTGTCTTAAACATAAATAGCAATCCAAGGTTTACGATATCTAAGTGATTTCTAAGGTACATCTCCATGCGTTCCTTTTCATCCGGCATATATACTTGGTCTTTTGCCTTTCGGACTACGTGCTTAAACGCTTTTGGCGATATATCCATGTCTTTCAGCGTGTATGTAATGGAAAACTTGACATACTTCTTCCGTTTGGCATACTTAAAGATTCCGTAAATCAGCGTTCGGAAGTTTGAGAACGCCTTGGAAGTCATGTCGAAATCATGGATGCTATTTCGTATAAACGTTTCAAGGTCGCATTCGTCTACACCTTTGATTTTCTTATCCTTGATACCGTCAAAGTATCTTTGAAAATCCATTAGGTATCTGTCATAGGTTGCCCTGCTGATTTCTTCAAGTTCCAGCTTTTGTGAAATCCAACGGTTGAAGATTTCCTCTATCGTGGGGTCATCTTCTCTCTCTTTCCAATAATCAATGATTTTCTGCTCGACCGCTTCTCTGCGCTTTGCCTTGATTTTACGTCTGCCTTTTACTTCATCCGGCAGATATGAGTACCAGTTCTCATCCTTTCCTTGATAGATTTTATAAGGGTTTTTGTTGAGTAATTTTTCTCTCTTTTGCATAGTAACTTGTTTCTGCACAAGTGCTATGTCGAGAATACCACTATCAACGGCATATTTCAACAGTTCTTTTTCATCCAATCAAATACCCCCGTTCTTTCTATTTTATCTTTTATATCTCTCACTCTGTACTCTATCGTTCTTAGTGATAGATTTTCTTTTGTGGATATTTGCTTTTGTGAAAAACCACGGCAGAGAAGAGAGAAAATTCTCTCCTCTTCTTCCGTGAAATTGGCATTTTCTTTGATTTGTTCAAGTTCTGGCTTAATGAATTTTGTAAATTTCATAAGCCATTTCTCCATTAAATATAATCTGATAAATCCATTTGCTCATCCTTTTCAAATACAAGCATTTCATTCTTTGCGCGCTCGTAAAAGTTTCTGTCAATCTCGAATCCGTATGCACTTCTGCCAAGCTCTGCGGCGGCTCTTAGCGTGCTACCGCTACCGCAACAAGGGTCAATAATAACGTCTCCCTCGTCTGTAAAAATCTCAATCAGCTTTTTAAGGACTGCTACCGGCTTTTGCGTTGGATGAATCTTCGGTATATCTTTTCCGTCTTTCTCCCAAGTAAACCAATTGAAAATCATGTGTCCTGTACCTCTGATATTCTTTCCGTTTTCATCAATCTGCAAGCCGTTTCTGAATTTCGGTAACTTATTTCGGTACAGTACGAGTGCATATTCCGTAGCACCTACGATACGCATATTAGCTTTAAGTACCTGTGGACTGTAATTTTTACAGAATACAAGCGGTATGTAATTAACGAATCCATGTTTTTTCGCCGACGCAATCAATGTTGACAACTGCTCAAATGCGCAAAACACAATCATGCAAGGACTATTACTGCTTCTGCCCATTGCGATAGGCTTTGTGTCCTCTTTTTTCAACATTTTTGAACAAAAATGGAAGTATTCATACAAATTAAAGTTAAAATCCGAATTGAAAGCCGCTTTTTTCGCAAGTTTGCTCTTTCCGTTTTTGTTATCGCCACCGTTATACCACATAGGGTTACTGCCATAGAAGTTGTTCCCAACATTATAAGGAACATCAGCTATAATCAACTGTGCTGGCGGTATTGCATATTTCTTGTAATTCTGCATAGAATCACGATAAATCTCACATTTAATCTTCTTTTTATACATTCTAAATCTACCAAAAGGAAACCTCGGTTTTATGTGCGCACAACCTATTCCTTTCTGATAATTTTTAATTCAAGCTTAAATAACACATAATTCCACATTCCGGCATGATCTCTGTATTCATATCTCCCCGATCAGGATCTAACTCATCCAGATATACCGGTCCGTTTTTGTCTTTCAACATGGAGTGTCCGACTTCTCTTTCCAACTTCGCCCGACTTTCGAATACTTCCGGGAAATCTTTTCTGATTCGATTCCAATATCCCATACCGCCTTTGACGCATCCGATACAGTTGTTGTTCGGATAGCCAAGTTCATACATCCGAGGTCGGGCAAAATCAAAAGTCCGTTCAAACAATCCATGTACCTCTTCTTTTGAGAGGTTTTTGTCAATCAGTGGAAATTCGTGTGCGGCTTGCGGATTTGCTTCAATCGTCCGCTCTGCCCGGTTCTTTTCCTTAAGGTCGAATCCCCAGACGTAAATCAATTCACAATCCTTATGTCGTTCCTCCCACTCTTTTCTCACTCTCTTTTTGAGCCAGTTCGTGCAGGGTGCAAATCCATTTGCCGGACTTCTGAATCCTCCGAATGTCCTCACGCAATCCTCTACACATCCGTACTCACTTGATTTCAGCATTTTGATTTTCTTTCCGATTGTTTTCTCGCAATCTTTGATAAATCTGATACTGTCCTCATGTTGGTCGGCAATGTCAATGTAAATCCATTCATCAACATCTCCTGCTAAATATCCAGCCATAAAACTGCTGATACCTGCACTTACCCAACATACTTTTAATTTTTTCATAACACCACGCTACAAATCCATGTATCGTGGATAGTCCGTATCGGCTTCCCATGCTGACCGCCTGAAACTCACATAAGTCAAATATGCTATATGTGCGCAACTTCAAATTTACCCTATATCGAGTAGTCAACGCTACTATCACAGACTTTATGCAATTTCTTTAACACCTATAAATCACAACCTCGGTTTACCGAGGATTCGTTATTCCTTTCTTTCTAAAACTTCGCTTAAATATTTGTTATATGCCGTAATCATTCCATCTGTCCATGCGCCACATTTTTCATCCGGCAGTTCCCGAAGCGGGCATGGCTTAAGTCTTTAACTCATTCTTCATCACCCCAATCCAATTTCTGACCACATTTCCAGCAATAACGAGCAGGAAGTGTTCCAGTTGACCAACCCATGTACCTACCGCATGCATAACATGTATATTTTTTAATCCCATTATCTTCTTTTTCAGTAATAGCAGCTCTCGGATTCTGACGTTCCACAGCCGCCCGGCATTCCTCAATTGTGCCGATTGCTCGGTACTGCTGTACTTCTTCAAGTGCATTGATTGCCATATTGTGCGCATTTACGCATTTATCTGTATAGCAATCAGCATCTAAATATCTTTTCATAAATTCGATTGCTTCATTCTCCGTCATAGTTACACCTCCAACAATTCCGGATTGTCAAATTTGTTGCCGACAACACTACATTCATCCAAAACCTCATAGCTTTCAGCAGATAATCTGTTTGTAACTTGGAAAGACAATGTTTCTTCATCCCACAAAACTTCACCGGCACAATCTGCTTCTGCATATCCGCTTTCTGTGCTATATGTGTCAAGATAAACAATTACATCGTGTTCAAATATCAATTTCTCATCTCGATCTGTCCGTCCAGTGCACCGGCAGATAGTTGATGCATCTACAACACAACGACAGAAGAAACCCAAACTATCCTTTGTGTAGAAATAATAACTTTCGTTGCCCTTTTTCGTGCAAAATGGGTATGACAGATATCCTTCCACCCATTCGCCGGTATCAATCCGCTTTGCGCGGAATAAATATCTATCTTCCATACTCTCTCCTATTCCGCTTCTGATTGAAGCTCTTTAATCCACCCATCATAATCCCATGAACTTCCACATATAGTGTCACTTGTTACGGTTGATAGATAATCTGCTAACTCTTCATCCGACATATTCCTTATCCTGTCGGCATTGGTGTGGTTACCATCACATCTGCAACAAGGCTCGTTATCTCTTGAATTGCCCTTGTGCTGACAGTTACAAGTGTGTGCTTTTTCTTTTGTGGCTAAGTCAAGGTAATATTTCAAATCTTTTATCAAACTGATAGTTCCGTAGAGTTGTTTTTCCTCAAGCATTTCAACGACTTCCGATATTCTTCTATCAAAGTCACGCTCGCTTACGCTTTTAAGAAATTTATCCATTTTCTCCACCTCTCAATTCTTTCAGTTTTGCTTCTGCTTCGAATTTTGTGAGGAATACGGTTTTACCAAAATTCTTCAAATTTGTTACAATCCAATCAAGGCTATATGCTCTCATATCTTGTACATAATTTTCTTTTTCGCTGTCACACTCATACTCGCACCCTTGGCAACTATATTCGTCGAATTCCTCATTGCTAAATGTGCATCTAGTGTATCTGTTGAAAATACAATAAACTGTATCTCCCACTTTACAAGGTAGAATAATAAGTCTGCTCTGTTCCTCTGTATCCTCGTAATCCGCTAACTTCTCCATTGCGCAATAACCTTCTTCGCAATTGGAATAATATGAATTAGGCTTTTCGCCATAACACGAATACAAGGTTTTTAAGGATTCTTTCTCGTAATTCTCTTTTACCAAGATTCCAGCCGCTGTTCGCTCTGTTAATCTCTCCATGCCTATTCCTCACTTTCTGCCAGCTTTGCCATTTTCCATCTGGTCATATCGTCACTACAGGGCGCACTCCACGATGTTGCACCATCTGACCATGCGTACAACATTCCGTTCTCGTATTTTGCGAAATATCTCCGATTCCAGTTTCCACGTTCGCAATCTTTTACCAAAATCGGCGTATCTACTGCAACCTTACTCCAATCAACAGGTGGCTCAACATATTCACTGTTCACCCATTCCATTGCTTTCGCCATACAAATGAAGCTGTCACCGAAATCGCATTCATCGCAATCGGTTCTGCCACATTCTGTAATTTTCCCATCAACCTTAGCGAAGCAATGACCACTACACACAACATCCAAAATCTCTTTCGCATATTTCTCTCTGTTCAGCATATTTAAACCTCCAAATCACATACAAACTTAATCTCATCTGCCAAACTTTGTGCTATCATCGGCACCGTCAACTGAAACTGCTTGTAATTAGCTAACGTATCAATATAATCAACAAACTTATCCGAAAACTCCTGCAACTGCTTAACAGACAGCTTAAATTCCTTTTTCAGAATCGTAAGCGTGAGTGCAAAATAGTTAAACAATGACGCACTGGAAAGTCTGTAGGCTTCTCGCTCGATGCAGAATCCTTTCTTTACGTACAAGATCATAAGCTGTCTTTGCGACACACTTCTCACTTTCTCTTGAACGTCAATTTCATATTTCTGTTTCAGCATTACGGATAAATCTTTCCCATTCCAACCGTCGGCAGACGCGGCATCTAAATACTGTTTCAATAATTCCTGCAATCGCACAATGCGTTTCTGCCCGAATCCGAATTTGTCATGCAAGATAATGTAGCCGATCACGACAAACTCTTTGTATGATTTTGTGATAACCGCATCAGAATTTCGCTTTTCGAAGCTATTCCTGCCAATAATCTTCGTGTCCTGCTTTGTAAAAAACAGATTTTTATTACTTTTTCTCTTTAATGCATTGCTCATACCTGCGAATACCTCCGATTCAGATTTTCCCACTGCTTGTACGTCTTTTTCGTAAATGGGTAAATTTTTGATTTCCGAAAGACTCTTTCGCACCGATCGCCAAGTATTTGAACATACCAGTTTTTGTATGTTTTATCCTTGGAATTTGCAATTTGACCGATTTGAATATGTCTTGGCAACCCGATCACCGTTCTTACCTCGTTGCTTTTCACCCGGTTGTATACCTGCCCTGTTTTGAGATTGACAATCTCATACAATCTTTGTTCCGACATTTTTACCCTTTCTGTATGTAATTTCCAACCATGCAAAGTGGCTTAATACAAGCTGTCTTGCACGCTCCTCGATTTCCATGCCTTTGTATTTGTTTATCAGTTCTTCCCCGGCTTTCATCACTTCCTGCCACCATGCATCGTCATTATCAGGCGCGTAGTAGTCTTGGATAAACTTCCAATAATCCATAAATACTTGCCATTCTTCCGAACCTTTTTCGATTTTTGCACTTGCCATAGCTGCTACCTCTAAAACGGACAATTGCCATTGTATGGCTTGAATCCATCGCCACGTTCTTTCTTTTTTATTTCCGCAACAACATCATCAAATGGTTTGTCGATTTCAACAAATTTCATGTGATCTCCGTCAAATTCCATTGCTTCACGCATTGTCATTCCCTGTCTGTTCTTTTCGATTTTTGCGCCCTTGGCTCCCTTGTCATTGTCTGACAGATTCCACAGCATAATTATGTTTGATGCATCCTGTTCGATTGCTCCGGATTCCCTCAACTCTGCCATGGTAGGCTCTTTTGTGTCTCTGCTTTCGGAAGCTCTTGTTATCTGTGAAAGCGCTATTACATGTGTATTCAAGTCTCTTGCAACAGATTTTAAACCTCTTGAAATTGATGCTACTTCTTCATTTCTTCCGGAATATCTGTTATCCGGCATAAGCAATTGCAGATAGTCAACAACGATAACGTCAAAGTTTTGGTGTCTGCATTCTGACTTTATTTCCCTCGGAGATACGGTACCGGATGCAATCCATAATTGATAATCACCCATTTCCTCATTTGCTTGGTTAAATTTTTCCTGTTCATCACCAAGAAACGCTTTTGCCCTTCTGATTCTCGTTAAGCCGATTCCCGTAAGCCTTGAAATAAATCTCTCATACACCTGTTTGTCAATCATCTCCAAATTGAAATATGCGACTTTAAGTCCTTTTTTTGCCATATTCCCAATGATTTGCGTTGTGAGTGCGGATTTTCCAACTGCCGGTCTTGCGGCAATTACTGTTACATCACCACGTTCAAGGTCTCCAAGCGCATCGTCAAGTTGCGACAACCCGATTTTTATACCGCCCTCTCCTACACTTTCGTTGAAATATTTGTCCTTATTCTCAACCGAAATCTGCTTAATTGGTTTTAACTTTACTTCCTTGCCCTCTTGCAAATGTTCAAGTCTTGTAAGAAGATCGCTGATTGTATCATCAATGTCGCACGACTTTAAGCTGGATTTCTGATACATGTCACGAACCGTTCTTACTTTGTATTCTTTCACAACCGCATCGGCATAACTTTTAACCATGGTTGAAGTGATTGTTCCGGTAATACAGGATTTCATCAATTCGCTAATCTGCTCCTGGGTGTATTTGTGGTTCTCAAGTGCCATTGATAAAGACATTGGGTCAATGCTTTCATTCCGGTCATACATGGCAAGCATTTCCTTGTATGCGTCCTGCGCGAAATCAGAACTAAACATTTCCGGTTTCAGCGTTCTCCAGATGTTATTTAGCACATCATTGTCAATCAGTACGCACCCGATCACTCCGAATTCTGCTTCTGTCAACTACAATCACCTCGTTTCTCCGCAATCTGCAACCAATAATCGCAATCGTTTTTTATCCAATCAACGTATTTTGGAATGTACCGAAAATCCTTATCGTCTGGATTCTTTTCTTGATAGTCACTCAAATATGCTTCTGTGGCTTTGTATAACAGCCGTGCAATGTCCGGTTGGTTCTCTTCGATAACTTCTAGCACTTTATCCATCCAAGCTGTTTTAGAGGTACTGTACGCTGTTTTCTTGGGGTATATACTAAAAGTCTTTTTCCATGCATCGTCAAAATCAAACAAATCTCCGGAATCGGTCGACAGCGAATTTTCTTTTATATTTTCTTTCTCTTTATCTTCTTCTTTTTCTTCTTCTTTATCTGAAACAGCGACATCAGACGATTTATCGGGCGATTTTTGCTCAATCAGGTTCTTCTGCTTCTTTCTCCGGTTCTGCTGATAAAGCCTGTCACGTTCCTTTTTCTTCTCATAAGCGTCAAGTGTTTGATGCTTATTCCAATTCGGAATCGTTATCACGTTATCAACGACCTCAATCATTCCAAATTCTTCAAAGGTCTTAAGTGCAAGTCTTACCGTGTTCAAATCTCTGTGGAAAATGGTGGCAAGCATTTCATCCGTGAACGGCAACTTGTTGTTCATCATAAACGCACCGTTGTTATTCTGTTTTCCGGCAAGAATGAGAAGTTTGAACCAAATCGTAATGATGCTATCCGCACTCGGCATACTCTCAATCAGCAGAATCTTTTCATCATCAAAAACATCTGTTGTGATTTTAATCCACTTGACTTCTGCCATTTAATCACTCTCCTCATATGTATTTTCAGAAATCAAAGACATAAACTTCTCATACTGTTTTTCAGAAACTTTGTTACCCTGTTTCTCCGGCTTCAAACGGATTTCAAGGTGCTTTTCAGCGATATGCGATAATTCCTTGGCAAGACTCTTTTTGCCTTGCTTAATGCCGTCATAATAGCCTTTTGCCGGTTTAAATTCGTTTATCTTTCCTTTTCCTGCGCCTTGACCGCCAGCCGTTTTGTTGTAACGGCATTGATAACCTTTCTTTGTATATTCCAAAATCCAATATTGTTCCATTTCATCAAGCTTCTCTCTCGGATAATGGATAAAATCCAATTTCCACCCATACGGATTTTCTTCACTATAAAATCCTCTTTTTTTAATCGAAAGATCTATGTGCTGAAAACCGGATAAATGTGAAATATTTCTCTCTAGGCAGTCAACGCTCTGACCGATATAAAAGTAAGATATACCGTTTTCATCAGTCCTTGTGTAGAAATAAATTCCGCTCTGATTTTTCATTTCCGGACAAATGCTTAATATCCGTTTCTCGTTGTTCTTTTTTATTGCATATAGCTGCTTATAATTTACATTCGGCATTTTCTTCTACCTCTCAATGGCGTTGTTAATATCTCTTCGATAGTCCAACCCATATCCTTTCTATGTAATAAGCAATGTGCATTTATACCTACTATTTCAGCCCACTCAACAACCCTATGGGTTTGTCCGTTGTGCTCCCAAACAGGCGAACCTGATAAATCTTTACATTTTTTACTGCAATAAACTGCGTCATTGTAATGACCTCCTCTTTTGGCGTTAAATGATTTATTGCAAATAGGACATATTTTCATATAGTCTTTTGTGTTTGGATGCTCTCTGTAATAAAGAATCCTTCCGCAGTGATTACTACATGTTTTTTGCCCATTTCTCTGCTTTTTCACAAATTGCTTTCCGCAAACAGGACATTTTAAAAATTTTTCCTCTAAAGGAATGCTATTTCTTTTGTTTTTAGCTTGTTCTGCATTTGTTACAAACCTGCAATTGCTAGGCTCGTAATTCCCATTAACATCAATTCTGTCAATGGTTAAAATGTTCAATCCCTTATCCGTCTTTTCCTCTTTATACCCGTTTGCGATTGCCCAATCGTGGAAACTTAGAAAATCATTCTTCCATTCATCACACATTGCAATCCCTCTTCCACCGTAATTTTTATAGTCGCGAGAAGTTTTGCAATAGCAACGATATTTAATACTTTTCCACAGAGGATATAATCTACCGCATTTATTTGATAATCCGTGTTTATATCCCATCCAATCACTTCCTCTCCAATGGCTTCATGCTCATTTGAGCCACAAACTTTCCGTAGCTCATTCCGGAGACGCGTGCCATATGATTCACAGCCTTGATTGCATCATCCTTTTTCTTTGGCTTTCTCAATCGTTCTTTAATGTCAATGCCGATGCAGTCTTGGCAATCAACTTTGCGTTCATCTATCGTCATAAACAGCCTGCCACATTTCGGGCATATTCTTGTATACACAATTCTTCCAGCCTTTTTAAAATTCTTAAACTGTGCGTATCTTTTTGCACATTTGGGTCTGCAGTATTTTTGATCTGGTCGCTTCGGCTCAAATTCAGCCATACAGTATTCACATATTTTCAATTTTTACCTCCAATCTTTTGTAAGGGCGGTGCGGTAAACGCACCGCCAAAACATGGCTTTCAATAAGGTTTGTGATAACTATTCGCCAAACAAGATAGTTTCTTTTAGGCTTTCGCCAAGGTGTTTCAACCTAATTATTCTTTTTCAAGTTCCGCTTTGATGGTCTCAAGTTTTTTCTCTTCATATTCAAGACGTACTCGGCAACTCTCAACAATAGCGCCCTGCCTGCTAATAAGCATTTCAACAGCTTTTTTCTTGTTTTTCTCCGTCAGAATGACCCTATCCCGGCTGCAACCGCTTAACACACCAATTTCGTCCTTGCGGATTCTCTGTCCTTTATATTCAAATTCGGATTCTTCAGTAATGATATACGTTTTTGGCTTTTCTTCTACGTCTACTTCTCTACAAGAAAATTCATCGCCCCAAAATCTGTAAATGTATAATTTCATGCTTTCTCCTTTCAGAACGGACAAAGGTTCATATCAACCTCTAACCCTTTTTCTGCAACATAAACATTCGCTCCATATTTAATTGTTTCTTTCGTTCGTTGTAGGAATAACGCGGGATCTCCGCTTGTGTCCGATAAGTGTATTAAAACGACATTTCGTAAAGCTGGGTTGTCGTTCGTTTGAATAAATTTAAGTGCCGTATCAAGGCTCATATGACCTCTCAAACGGTGTTCATAATTTGGCGTATTCCGGTCTACCAAGTCCATGCTATAATTGGCTTCGACCATGATATGCTCAACCTTTATGCCGGAAAAGTCATATCTGCAATATTCCAAGTCGGTCAAGAATAACAGCTTGCCCATTTCCTCATGCTCGATTAAATAGCCATAGCACTCGATTTCTGTGTCATGCGGTACATTGAATGGTGTTACTGTAAAACCGCCGATTTGCCGTGTTCTGCGCGGTGGAATAGGTGCTGTACGTTCTCCGGTTATGGTTTCAAGTGCGGTCTGCGTTTCAAAAGCCGTGTAAACCGGAATACCGGACTGCATGAAATCTTTTATGTATCGTGCATGGTCTCCGTGTTCGTGGCTCACAATGCATCCGGAAACATTTGCTATTTTCCAATCAATCATTTTCTTAAAGTCCATAAATTTCACACCTGCTTCAATGGCAAGAATCTCACCACTGCTGCTGATTAAAGCGTAACTGTTGCCTGCTGATGATGAACCGCAACATCGCATAAGCATTTAAACCACCTCACTTTCATCCGTTTCAATACTTAACTGTCCCGAAACTATCTTTGAATATTCCTTTGCCAAGTCCTCAAGTGTTATCTTTGGAACTGTAATATTCATAACACGGTCTCGCCCATATTCATCAATGTATTTCCTAATCCACCATGCTTCAATGTTGTTCGGATACTCCTGTGACTTAACACGAACCTCTGTAATGGTCTCAAATACAAGGTCTGTAATATTACCTTTCAAACCGCTCTTAACGTGTTCCTGCCACCGGAAGAATGGCATATATACCGTTTGTCCTATGTAGTGCATATTAGTCTTTCTGTTGTAAATATGATAGATATATCCATATACGCCACCGTTACTCTCATATCCCTCTCTGGTTTGAAATTCTCCTTCGTAGTAGGGATTGATTTTGCTACTGGTTTTTGCTCGGCAATCATAAGAACAAAAGTAATATTTTTCTCCACCATCTGTCGTAATGTATGGAAAGTCCTTTTGTTTGCCTTTGATCGACTTATGGCAGTTAAAACAGATTGTATCAACTTCAATATTGAATCGCTCATAGAAGAATTGGTTGCTTTCCATAACCAGAGCATATATTCCGCTACCTTTTCTTGGCTTTGCAAACCTTGAAATACTGCTTTTCTTCTTTACTTCGTCCTTTGCTTCACTACGAGACATATCTTCTCCGCAAAGATAATATTCATCAAGAAGAGTGCCTTTTTGAGAATCCCACACGTTATCATCTGTAAACTCTTTCAGTTCATCGTCTACCTTGTAATCATAGATGCGAACCCAATAGTATTTCATAGGCTACTCCAATTCTTCCTCTGCCGGAAACTGAAAATATTCTGTTGTAGCTTTCTGAAATTGTTCCACGCTCAAAATGCTCTGTGCTTCTTCAAAACTCTTTGAACCGGCTGTACAATGATAAAACACATTATTTTCATATATTTTTCTAAGCCTTTCCATAGCTTTCTTTGCCTTTTCTTCGGAACCATATTCAGCCATTCTTATTGTCGAAAAAGAGTTGCAGCAATAAATAGCCGCATTTACAACATCTTCATATTTCCCGACTACCATATTTAAAGAACTGACTTCATATGGTACATCCATTGTTCCGTCCTGCGATATAACTCTCATAGCAACCTCCCTAATCTTTCATAAAGTCCGGTACGTTCTCGTCATTCTCGGCAACTTCTCCGGCTACCTTCTCTGGCTTGACTGCTGCACTTTCGGTTGAACAAGGTTCCGCCGTAACAAATGGCTCACTGTTGGCGTTCTCCGTAATATCACGCTTGACTTGCTCTTGCAAATCTTCCATCGGATATTCCTTGAAATCGCCATCCTCGATTTCTTCCTTGGTATAAAGTCCCATTGTCAGCTCCGGGCAATTAAGGCTAGAGAAAAATGATGCTGCTCTATAACGAAGCATTAACTGCGGCATTGTTTTCCACTTGCTGCCGTTCTTCTTCGTCCAACCTTCATCATCTGCCATCTGCATATTAACTTCCATGCCCTCAATTCTTCGACCATTTTTCATAGTCCACACAGTGCAAGAATAAGGTTTTCCGTTCTTGTCCTTGGTTTCGTCGTACTGCAACTCCGTGTCGAATTTGTTGCTGGCATTGATAGACGCGATCAAAAACTTACTGCTCCAGCTTGGCTTGCCCTGTATCAGAAAAAGGTTCTGCATAACCATAAGTGGGCTTATGCACATTCTCTGCGCCTGCTCAATGGCGATCAAACAGTTAGATGGATTTTTCTGATACGTCTGCGGAACTATTGTTGACTCGGCTAACGCCTTTGCCATCTGCATAGCCATAATGAAATTGTCGGATGTTCCGAAAATTCCAAGGCTGTAATCGGTAACCTTGTTATTGTGTGTTGCAACCTCTGTCTTTTCCTCTGCCTTTGTTAATTCTGTGTTTTCTGCCATAATTACTTATCCTCCATTCCACTTAAAATAGCTTTGATAACTTCTGCCATGCGTTCTTTTTCTTCGCTTCTCAATGTTTCTGTATCCTTCTTGGACAGCTCATTTTCATTTGCTCTCTGCAAAGCACGGTTGTATTTCTCCTCTCCGAGAACTCTCCTTAATGCTACCAAAAGAGTTTCAAATTCAGCCATGATAACCGGCTCTCTTCCGTCCACTTCTATTGTTCCAAAATCTGATTTAATTATATCTATTCCTCACTTTCTTAATATCTTAAAATCTTAACATCGTTATCTTCGTAAAAATTATTGAACCGCTCATTTAAAAGTTCTAATTGTTTCTTGAGAATTTCCTTTGCTTCATCCACACACCGGAAAAGATTTTCGCTCTTGAGCTGTAGATTATCAATTCCCAATTCGTTGCAATTAAGATACCACGCGTCACCGCAACCGCAAATTTTATGTATGCAAATGTCAATTCCGTGGCTTTGAGTTCTGAAAACCGTTCCACTTTCCACCGGTTCCCCAAACTTTGCATTACTAATCAGCTTCATGCACATCCCTCACTTTCTTCATATTTCTTCACAACCGCCATCTTATCAGCACCGTAGGTATCCACCCACTTCATATCCACGGTTTCATCCGTGACCGTCAGCTTTGCACCCTTGGCATTTACAACCGTATCACCAGCTTTCACGGAATCCTCGGTGCGATACACGTAGCTTCTTGTGATGTTTGGAAATTTCGCTTTGATATACTGCATTTATCTGTAACCTCTCTTTCCTTTATTTCTCATATCTTTCTCGCAATACGAAAGAGAACAATGTCCGTCCCCTCCCCAAAACCCTTTATTTGCGTTCCTCCAACGCTTGCACGACATACACCGTGCATCTGGCTGCGTGATGTTGTTGCTTGTCCCTACTCTTGACATTCTACACACCCTCCACTTTCAATTGTTTGTCCTCTGATACTGTAAGAAGAATTAACTGCGTATCAACAGCCGGTACATATTCGTCATTGATACTTTCTGCACCATCAAGGAAAATCGGAACATACATATTAAAGAACTTCTGAAAACTGTTGCAAATATCAATCTTCGCTTCAATTTCCCTGCCAGTGTTTGTTGTATCCCCGAATACCTTATAAATGCCGGTTTCTTCATCAATCACTGTAGGAATACAAACTTCCTTATATTCTCCGTTTTTCTGGAAATCGAACAACTTCCAACGTACAATACCGAAATGCTGATTGATTTCCTCAACAAGTAACTTATTCTTTCGCTTTGAAACTTCTTTGAGCTGATAAAGAATCTTCTCGGCATCTGCCTTTGCTTGCCCATACTCGCTCTGTTTATGTTGCATATCTGCAATCTGTTCATCAATGCGAACATTGTTTTCAGCCTGTGCAATAATCTTATTTACTTCATCAAGCTGGCTCTTTAATTTTGTAATATCAGCTTTTGCGTAATCAGCCGCCTTATCTGTGCCCTTGGATTCTAACTCTGCAATATCAGCAAGCAATTTATCCTGTTTAGCCTTTAACTTGGCATATTCCGCATTCTGCGTACAATCAGCGCAAGATGGAATCTTAGAAATCTGTTCGTCAAATCCCTTGATAATATCAATTTCTTCCGCTTCATGCAGTTTCAAGGTGTTAATTGTGTTTTCTAATTCCTTGTTATTCTCGGTCAGATTCTTAATCATTTCAGCACACGCATTTCCATCATCAACAATCATGGCAAGTGTTTTCGCGTGTTCTTCATTAAATATTTCGATTGCATCTGCCTTTCTCTGCGAAAAATCGGCTCTTAAAGACTCTATTTTATCTTCCGGCAATCTTTGTCCGCATAACGAACAAACCGTTGTGGATTCGTCAAATACCCACTTGGAATCATCAAACTTCTTTGCGATTTCATCGTTGTATTTTTTTGCAAGATCGGCTCTCTTAATGCTCTGTTCGGAAATAGTTTTTCTATTTCTCTCAATAGAATCCTGCTCTTTTCTGATAGATGAACGAACATCCTCTAACTTCCGTTCGTGGTCGTATTTTTGATTTTCAATCTCACATTTTTGGCTTGAAAGCTCGTTATTCATGGTCTGCGCGATAGCTGACATTTCAAACTGACAATGCATTTCTTCGCTGCGCATTTCATCAATCCGCACATCAGATTTCTCCATTAAATCTTCAAGTGCTTCAATCTTTCTCTCCAAATCGGCTTTCAATAACTCCTGTTCTGCCACATCTACATCAACCTTTGCTTTCTCCAGACCGATAATCTGATTTGGAATCGCATCTAACTGTTCAACTGCTTTCTTCTTGGAAGCATTGTTCATGGCTTCAATTTCCTCGAATTTATAAGATTCAAGTAGTTTTGCAACATCTGCAGTTTCTTTATTCATTTGTGCAATCTCTAAATCTGTTTTTTCGCTTGCCATAGTGAATAAATATTTGCGCATTTCATCCTGTTTTTTCTTCAATGACAAATCCTTAGTGAACACATTCGGGTGCGAACAAATGAGGAATTTATCAAACTCAAACCCTATTTCTTCCAGATATGCCTTAAAATCACGTTCTGTCTTAGGCACAGAATTGATCTCATATGTATTTGTGATTGTAATTTTCGAAACCCCATTTTTATCCGGCTTTCCGACTTTTCGCTTCTGCATCTTGGAAAGAGTGATTTCTTTTCCACTTACATCAACATCTGCAGTAACGGTCGGAATGCAATCTTCTACATTGTCCGGTCTAATGTTTGGATTGCTGACAAGTTCATAGTTCTTATCAGACATCAGCCAGTACCATGCCGCCCCGATTGTGGTCTTTCCTCTCCGGTTCATGCCGGAAACCCTTGTTGTCTTTCCGAATTCGTATGTCTTATCCTTTACACCTTTGAAACTCTCCATATGTAACGATTTCAAAATCATTCGCATTTTTGTCTCACCCTTTCTTTAAATTCTCTTTTCAGTCTATCGAAATGCTTTTCGTTCTCCATATATCCGCTCAAAGTTTCGATTGTCAGCATATCTGTTGTGCCCTGTTTACATCCGCGCAATCTGATACTATCCTCATGTTCTTTTGTAATGTATTCGTGCAACATATTTATGTGCAACTTGCACTCAATCAGTTCTTCATACTCGTCTTTTGGAACATAAACATATTTTTTCTTTCCCATGTTACACCCCCACGATTCCTTTTATTGACAACTCATATGTGACTTTTTCCACAACGCGACCATCTTTACACGTTTTCTTGTATCTCCGGCTCTGCAATCTTCCGTATGCACTCACCGCATCACCTAAAGCAAGCGAGTCCGTATATTCTGCACACTTTCCCCATGCAATGCAAGTAATCAAACCCTCTTTTCCGTTTTCTCTTACGTTTTTGATTTTCACATCACAGATTTTACGACCAAGCGGTGTTTCTCTAAGTTGCTTTTCCTCGATAATTCCATCAAGGTTTACTTCATTCAAAGGACTATCATCCTCTGGCTTTGTGATTGTATCAGCCATAACATATGTAAGAACGGCTTCTCCAGACCCTGTTTTTACGTGCCGGGTAATTATCTTTCCCTTGACACATACTGTTCCGCTAATTCCTGTATCGCTGATTTCTTCATCAAACAGCACCGGAAGTATATCCGCAACACCACTTCTTCTTTCAACTCCAATGAAAAATTTATAAAAAATCTTACCGTTTGATGTTGTATGGCTTTCCCTTGGTGCTGATACAACATCACCGATCAACGTTATTTTGTTCTCCATTGCTTCTCCTTCCCATTTCTCTGTCAAGAACCTTTTCAAAATTATCTTTATCATTCTGTTTCTTTCGTTTCCCTGCCAAAAGTTCAGCAAGCATACGCTTTTCTTTCGTGGAACATCTCGTGCCACTTATATACACAACGCCTACCATGCATCCTCTCTCATTCTGCGTTTTCTCTTAATTCGCTTGTCAAGTTCGGCTCTCTTCCGGTCTACTTCCGACCAGTAATACATGATTGCAGCAATTACTGCCCCTACTACGAATTTAATAGCCGACATATTCCCGGCCGCGCCCTCACTATCCATATAGCACGCGGCAACCAAGGAATACTCCATTGCAACCGCACCTATGATGAATTGGATTATTTTTTTCATTCATTCCCCTTTCTGCCACTTTATAATTTAGTACCAGTCAGAAACAAACGTTCCGAGTAACGGACATACAACAATATCTATAAAACGCACAGAACCATCTTCCATGGAATATGTAAAAGCCATTGCATGTGTGTAAGTCGAATCTCCCGTCTGTATCTGTGCATCTCTTACAGAAACTCCATATGTTGTTTCCTCGTCAACGAAAATGCTTGAAAAACTTTCCGCAGAGTCAACCTTTGCCAAATAGTTGTCACCGCTACGAATTACCCTTGAATTAACTTTCTGAAATTCAAAATTGCTCATTTCAATTCTCCCTTCCATTATGTGTTTCGTTTTCCTCGCCCTGCTCACTATGTTTCGAAGCAGAACTCTCTACCATTCCAAGGACATATCCTTTCTGAAAATCTGTCATATTCGGAATGGCATCACGAAGTTTTTCGACAACTCGCTTTTCTTTTTCGCTCATACAATCACTTCCTTTCATGCGCAATATCTGATTTCATACTCTGCTACGATTTTCGAAAAGATTTCACGCAATTTCTTATCATCCTCAATAATGTCCATTTTGTTCAATGCGCTGATTTCTGTTTTCGTGCATCCGCTTTCTGCCATGCGCTCACGTCTGTTTCTGATTCTTCTATTCAAGTCGCATCCAGCACGGTGTTCAAGTTCTGAATACATTTCAGTCCTCAATACATTGAATTGACAATCTGCATTTCTCTGAATCCGGTTAAACTTGGCATTGATTTCATTTCTCCAATTATCAAATACCGGTTTCACCGCTTCTTTGATATGTTCAGTTGTCTCAATTGCTTTCCGCGCTGTGTCCTGTGCCTTAGCAATCTGTCTGTCTCTCTCCTTGTCAGCAAGTTCTTTTTGAACCATCTGATTAAGAAGCCCTTGCAATGCTTGCAATTCTGGAGATAATTGGTCGTTGACACTTTGATGTACATTAAAATAGGAAGAAACTAGTTTTCTTTGTACTTCCCATGCCAAATCATCCGTGAATGACTTGACCAACATCAGATAGCCCTGTTCGGTAATGAGTGCTGTTCCGAAGTTACTCAACACTACATTTTCTAGTGTCCGTTTTTCGGACAGTTCAGTATTTTCAAGGTCTGACGGCTTCAAAACGAAATAATCTTCGCCCTCAACAAAATGTTTTCTGTTGTCAGAAAATCTTTTTCTTGCTGTTCCGTCCGGTCTTTCATGTGCCATATCAATGTCCTTAAATGCGACCACTCGCTTGCCTTTGTACTCTTTGATGGAAATATCTGCATTTCCAATGTGTACCAAATTATCCATATTTTCACTCCTTTCTGTGGTATAATTCCCTTATCATCAAATAAGGGAGGTGAATTTTTGAACAATGAATATGTATCTGCCTACGCTATCGCTAAAATTTGCGGATGTAATGATTCTTTCAGTGATTTCAAAACCAAGTACGACCAATACTGCGAAGAAATCAAAAAATCTCTACCGAAAGAAGAAAATCGATCCTCTAGCGTGGAAGCGGCAGAAAACCCATTCCGTAACATAAAACATTTCTAATATGTTTTAATGACCGGAGAAATGGCGGTAAGGACTTTGACGGATAATTCAATGTTTGTATCTTCGATTTTCTTATCGCCGTCCAAAATGCTTTGGTAATCATCAACGATATTCATTGCTATGTGCTGTGCCAATTCGTCAAGACCGATATATCTATCCTTGTCTTTCTTTACAATTACAGCTTTTCCTTCTTCGTCTAAAAGCCGGTATCTTTTTACTTCCACCCATTCTCACCCCTTTCGTTTTCTTCGTCTGCAATCTGTAGATTGATTGCCCCGATTTTTTCCTGATATATCAAGCAAGCGGCATCAACCGTCAAATTAAATGCCTGTAAATCAAGCACCAAATGTGGAAAACCGTTTGGTTCTACAGAAAAATCAAGTTTTCTAATTCCTTTGATTTCATGTCCATCTACAAAAAGATGAATACTTGACGGCGGCTCGCCCTCTTTTCTCGGCTTGATTTCAATTTTTTGTGGTTTGTGTTCCATGCCCTAACCCCCTTTCGTCGCTCTCTTCTTGTGGTAAAAGCAAATGAATATTTTCCAAACGGAGATTAGGATATAATCTCTTTGTTTCTTCATATACGGTTTTGGTTTTCAGCCACTTCCGCATATGAAGAACCTGTTCCATGACATCCATATCGTGAATATCCACTTTGTTTAGAATCTTCTGCAATTCCTTTTCCATTCCATTAAAATAAGAAACCGGAACAACAATTATGTCATTTGCTGATTTAATCTCTTTCATGTTCTCACCTCTTTCCTTTAATTTTAAGGTTTTGTTGACCTTGTAAACAAAGTATAGTCCCCAAGAAACATTTTGTCAATACTTTTTTGTTGACTAGGGGACATTTTTGTTATATAGTATATATGAAAGGAGGATAAATAGTGAATGAAAGAATCAAAGAATTAAGAAGTCGATTAGGATTAACACAAGAAGAATTTTCCTCAAAAATTGGTCTTTCGAGAAATTTTATAGCGCAAATTGAAACAGGAACAAAAAAACCGTCCGAAAGAACAATTTTTGATATATGTGAAAAATTTAATGTCAATCAAGATTGGCTTCGCACCGGAAACGGAGAAATGTTTGTTGAGTTATCAAAAGACGAACAGATTTCAGCAATGCTTGGAGAAATCCAAAGATTAGGTGATGAAAACTTTAAGTATCGACTTGTTTCTGCACTGTGCAAGTTAAGCGAAAGCGATTGGACAGCCTTAGAAAATTTAGTAGATACGATTTCAGACAAAAAGTAAAAAAGAGCCAAGGGCAATGCGCAAACCCTTGGCTCTTTTCCTATTTTAATAAGTTGCTTATGTATGCATATATGGTTTTTAACCAATGCAAATTGTCGCATTTTTCAATGAGTTTAATGATTTCATTTTTGTAGTACTCTTCTCCCAACCTCAAAACCCCCAATCATGTGCCCTATGTAGCGATACGGATATTATAGAACGTGTGTTCGGCGTAGTCAATCCCCAATTATGGGCGGAGCCATGCCAAACCCCACCCATGCCAGAACTTGAAGTGTCCTTTCGGACAAGTCCATAGTATCACTGTAATATGCATGATTTCAACATTTTTCGGTCGCAAATTTCGACAGAAAATGTCATTGCAGAGAAGCGGAAAGCTGTTTCTCAATCTCTTCTTGCACTTTTGCGCGCCAACGCATCGGCACTTCATCAATCGTCATTTTCTTGTCTACAAGAATACGTCTCACGTAGAATTTAACCATATCCTACACCTCGCTTCCTGCGGCAATGTTTGCAAGTTCTTGTATTGCTTCTGCATTTGCTTCGTGTCCTGCTTTAAGTTCATCAATGGCTTTCTCGATTTCTGTCTTAGTCCTCAAGCTGACCGTTACGGTGTATGTACCATCTTCTGTGCCATCTTCTCCCACGTTCGGCATATATGTAAACCCATCGGATTTCAGATCGGTGTATTCCCCAGATACCTCATCATTGTGTTTAAAGGTTACTTCCGCAAGGTTGTCCGCTGTGAAAACGTCTGTGATTGTTTTAATTCCGTCAAAAGATTTTGACTGAATCTGAATATTGCTGAGACTTGCTCCCTCAGCAATCTCGAATTCTGCTTTGTTTTTAAGAATAATTTTATCCATATTATTTTTTCCTTTCTATGATAAAAAATGGTTTATAAGTTTCGTTCGAATATTTGTTCGATATATTTTCTTAAACGGCAGTTTGGTTTAGTGACGGTAGAGCGATATGAACTATAAAGATTGATTGGCTTAGTAGAGCTGCACCCAATCTTGCAATTTACCACTTCTTGTCTCCCTCATTCGCCATTTGCAATGCCCGGTCGCGAATTCTGTTGCCTTTTGAGCAACGTAATTAGACGTTCCTGCAGAGTAATATACTTCCATAGTAAACGCAGTCTTAAATGGCGAATTTAAAACTGTTTCGGCAGTCACATTTGAATAGCAGCGATATTTTCCGACATTAAAAAATTTAATGTCATTTAAATTGGCGTTACTTGGAATATCTATAAATTTAGTTATATCGTTTACATTTACCCACTCGCTCCATTTGGTAGAATTAGTTTTGACCCTGCTATACAGTACATTATCCCAATATGTCATTCGAAGTTGCCGTTGATAATCACTATGATTTTTAAGCCCAAACAACATACCATCACCGCCAGGTATAACAGCAATATAAGGAGTATTGGTAAGCATATTACTTAATTCAGTATCGAGAGCTTCGAAACTATCACAAGTCAATACTTTAAGGTTACCTAAACTGCCGTTTAAATCACTTAACTGTTTCGCCAGCGTGCCGTCTATATTCGGGTTCGCCTGCCGTGCATCCAGTGCATACCCAGCCTCTGTAGTTGTCTGGTTGTTTACGATACTTTCCGGTTGCAGTGCGCTTCCGATCTTTTCTTTTAGTGTATCTGCCAGCTTTATGACATTTTTCGCTTCGTCCAATGTAATTGTGGTGCCATCCAAGTTAATACTAAGCGTTCCACTTTCATCTACGCTCATGCTTTTTCCGTCCGGCTTTACAACTCCGGCATCCTCTGTTGTTGCAATCGCACTAGCTCCGCCCGCAATAGACTTAGACCAATATTCCGTATTGCTCGTTACCGTTCCTGCCGGCACATCCTTTTTCGCGAAATAAAGCGTATTGTTGTATGTTACTGCATCCAATCTCTTATATGTAGCATCTGCGCTCCAATCGCCCTTTGGTACAATCGCCACTCTTCCTGCTATAGCCATTCTAAGCCACCTCCCAATTTAAATTTCCGTCATTGTCAACAGCAAAGTTATAAGCAGAATTGTCTGTGTAAATCAACTCTCCATCCTCATTCACATCAAATTCTGTCATTGTGAGTTTCTTGTTAATCTCGTTTTCGATTCCCTGTACCCGGTCTGCGCTGTCCTTTGCGTCTGTGGCAGATTTTGCCGCGTTGGTTTCGGACACCCCTGCGCTTTTGGCAGATGCTATTGCCTTGGCAGATTCCACTTTAATATCTGCAAGATAATCTGGGCGCAGATGCTTTTCTTGGATACTTCCCTCTTTCACGATTGCGGACACCTTACCGTCACTGCTAATTTCAAATGCAATGGTATTGCTATCTATAAATTCATACTGCGTGATCAGAGCGGACAAATCAACATTCTGCGTTGTGCCATCGTCCAGCGTGATTACTAATTGTTGTGTTTGCGGATTGTACTTAAAGTTGACCGCCAACTTTTCCAATTTTGTGTCAATCACAGCCTTGGAACCATTCATCTTAACCACCGTCAGCGTTCCGTTGGATTCATCCCAAAGGATTTCCTTTACAAGTTCGTTAGCTTTGGTCAAGTCAACTTTAGACGCATCCATAGCAACCACACGATCATCCAGATTGTCAATCGCCAAGTCCATCTTATTAAGATTGGATTCATTTACCGCTGTTTTTTCACTTGGAAAATTCTCCCAGTTGATACGACTATATATTTTCTGCATGGCTCACACTCCTTTCTAACGCTGATAATCTGCGTTCCAGATCTTCGTTTTTCTGCTGCAAAAGTTCGATTTCTTTCTGCTGCATCTGGATCATCTGTATGTGCATTGCATGGAGATTTTCCTTGTCGATTTTCCAAGTCTTTGAATCTCCGTGAATTGCTTTTTCATCCTCTTCGGCATCTTCTTTTAGCACAAGTCCGCTATCGGACAATCCGGCATCCTGCAAAATCTTCTCTAAATCCTGCGCAATTAAACCAAACTGCAAGCCTTTGTGCTGCGTGATGTATCCGGATTTCCATGTGTATTCAACCGGGCACATTGCCATATACACGCTTTTAATATCCCTTAATGATTGTATATTATTTTTCAATCTTTTGTCGGAACTCGGAATAGAAATCAAAAGACCCTCGATATCTAAGGTACTTTCCCTTGAACCGAAATCAGACATTTTATTAAAGTGTCTTGGCGAATACTTGGTCGTAGACCCATCATTCAGTGTATATTTTACATCTGTAAAATACCCACTTGGCAGTTCGTTTTTGGTCGCGTAGCCACTCAGCGAACCGTCAACATAACTTTCTGTCGCCAAGTTTTCCCCGTTTGCGTCAGTAACAGATAATAAGTCCAACTTAACATTCTGCAATAACGCATTATTTCTTCCGTCATGCCCTAATATCTCTACCCCAGATACCTCACCACTGTCAAAAAGCAGAGATTCTATTATATGTACTCGTCCGCTACCGTCCAGTTCAAAGTTGTTACATTCTACAATCAATCTGTTTCCTCGTAGCACAATTTGGTCAGCACTGGCATTGATCATAGAAATAACTTGGTCGTTCTCGTCTCTGCCTAACTTCAATTCCAGTGATGCGTCTAATTGCCCTTCCGCTTTTTGTGCACGATCAACTTCTGCTAAAATGCTTTTTGCGGTCTGCTCAAACTTGGTATTTGTCTGTTCTTCTAAATCCTCATAAGTGGATTGAAGATGGTCTGCGTTCCTCTCTAACTTTCCGGTACGTCTTTCCACGCTTTCAAGTGTTTCTCTGATAGAATTAACCTTTGCGGAGTGTGTCTGCGTACCCTGTGCCGAGATTGAATCTCTCTTGCTCTGTACTCCGGTTAGGGTGCGTTGCAATAGATACGTTTCAACAATCTCTCTTGTGGTATTGAACCGGATTGGTTCCCCAAGTGTCAGACATGGATTGCCGACACAAGTGCAACTTTTAATCGGCGTATATGCTGCCTGTGCCATAATCGGCAATAGGTTATTTGCAATCTGTTCCAGCTCCGCTCCGGTCTTGTCTGATACAAGAAAGTTTCCTGTAATCGAATAGTTGTTTCCGGCAGTTCCAACAATAGCACCGGCGTTATCATTGCTTGTCTTGATTTCAAGCTGCGTAATTGCCTTGCTTTGAAAGTCCTCGTAATCAAACGTGATGTAGTGTCCGGTCATGGACTCTGTGTTTGCATCAGACGGAAATAAATTGTCTGCCGGGAACAAATCTTCTGCCGGATAAAGCGCGCTTGCGATTGCTTTCAGAAAGACATACTCAAACTTGCCATCTCGGTTGATATTACCAAAGCATCCGTTAATCTCACAGATTGCCGTTACAACCGTTTTTCCACTGATAGAGGACTCTTCTGTAACCGCGCTTGAATCGTCCGTCTGTGTGGCTACAATCGTCTTATTGACTGTCATGGAATCGTTAGGCAATGTTGCTACCGCCTGTTCAATTCCGAGATATGCAAAGAAGCTATCTCTGAACTGCTTAAGCGTCATGGGAAAGCTAAGTCCTGCATACCAAGCCTTTACATCGGAATTGATAATGTCATACATAGCGTCATATGCCGTAATCTGCCGTTTTGTCCGGTCAGCCGTAGGAACATCGGATGCAACCTTAAAAACTCCGTATAGCATCGGATTTTCGCTATCTCCGTCAACTGTTTCCGAAATGGAAATAGTTCTACCGTTAATGCTTCCTGCGGTGTTTCGTGCTGTGAATTTTACACAGTTTGCTTCACACGCACCAAACTTTAACTCTGATTCCGAGCAAAGACTTTCTTCAAGCGAAAACGTACCGACTTCGAGCATCGAATTGTCTATTTTCTGATTTGTTCCAACAACAGATATAACCATCTGCTTGTCTGTGCCGGAATCCCAATACTTTTCTTTTAAATTGCTATTTATCATATACACCACCTACAAACGAAAATTTTATTGGGTCATACTTAATCTTCCCATTCGCCACAGAATAGAACGTAGGCTGAATGTCAGCGATATATCCGTACTGCGTCACATATCCGCGTTTCTCCGGCACGTATGCCGTGATATAACCGCCACGCTCTTTTGCCTTGGTATAGTTCTTTTCGATATTCTTCCAAAAATCATCAAACTGCTTTTCAGTCAGCATGGCTTTGGTTTCAAACTCAACCTTTAAGGCTTTCAGTTCCACGGCATCACGATGCTCATATCCGTTTTCATCCGTCCAAGGGTCTTTGTCCTGCATATTTACATAGGAACTAAACGTATCTTGCTTTATTAAATTGTTCGGTATGGTATAATTCCCAAACTTTACTAAATATCCGCCATATCCCATCGTTTACCTCCTAAAAATGGGTATAAAAATAGCACCTACCATTTGGTAGATGCTATCCATTTGATTAAATTTTAAGCTACTACTGATTCCCATTCAGATTTATAGGGGTGTCGTTTTGTGACACGACCTTAACAGAATCGTCAATATTTGAAAGACTTCTCCTGTAATTTGTACCTCCATACATTTTTATCTGAATAAAAAAGAGGAAACCGCTTGTGAAATCACATTGGTTTCCTCTTTCGTACAGTATGGCGTTCGAGTAAGTAATCCGCATCTTCACGGATAAGGTTGTTTCCTTAGTAATAAGGATAGACTATTTTTGATTTTGTGTCAATCTGATTTTGGAATTAAAATAAGCAGTGTTTCCACGGCTTATGCTTTTATTCTTCTGCCACTATTGAAAATTTTACTTTTGAATTTCCATAATAGCTTGTGCTATATTCTGTGTCAAAAACTTTCGTGTCCATAGGAACTTCAAAATATATCGAACCTTTAGTTTTTTTACCCGGACTAAGCGTTGTGTCAAATGTGCTGTCTATGTAATCAACAGCATAATCGTCTGCGTATGCCGAAAAATCATATCCAGAAATGTCTTGATCTTCATCTGATATATTCTCAAACTCGAAATCTAGTTTCATAAACGCATCTCCATCATCTGGACTTTGATACGCAACATCGTCCAATGTTAATTTTGCAGATGAAAATGTTATTATCAAGTCATTAGTCTCAACCGAATCACCTAATGTGAAGTAGTCATCGGATGAATCGGTCGATTCTTCCGTTTCATCATCCGATGCTTCCACATCTGGACTGCTTTCAACTTTTTCTGGTTGGTCTGAATCACTTTCATCAAATACAAGTGCCGCAAAAATAAAAATAATTATCGCAACTATTGAACAAGCAAGACCCGCAATTGCAGTTCCATGCCCTTTCCATTTTTGCGTAAGTGCAATTATTGCGCATACGAGACCGATTATTGCAGGGACTACACCTATCGCAACACATGCTAACAAAATTCCTGCTATTCCGCACACTAAAGATGCAATTCCCCATCCGCTTTGTTTCATAATCAAATTCCTCCCAAAAATCCTTTAACTCATTTTAGTAACCCAAAAGAATCTGTCACGTAGTAGTCGGAATCTTCCGAGTCCTCATTCCAGACAACTAGGGATAGTTGTATGTTGTCAATATTCTTTATTTGTAAACTCACAATGTTATCATCCATTGTCCACCACGTTACATAGGCTTTTTTATGTGGAGATAGATCTTGATATAACGTTCCTTCTACCATAGCATCATTTACTGATGATGTGTCAGAATTAACCGTAATATTATTGTCTGTAATATTTTCGATTGTCAAGCAAGCTATAAGTTCGTCCGGGTATGTTCCCTTCTTTAGCCCTGTAAAGTAAACCCTAATGCTCGAATCTTCGTATGCAAGTCTGTTGATTTTCTCTTTCACGGTTACTTTGCAAGAAATCACTTTCTTTCCGACTTTAGCCTTGATCTTTGCCGTTCCAGATGATACTGCCGTAACAATTCCGCTTTTTCCTACCTTTGCAATGCTTGGTTCGGTTGAACTCCATTTAACTCTTGCTTTTGTTCCGGTAACTTTCAATTTCTGTGTTTTCCCAACATCAAGCGAAATTGCTTTCTTGTTTAATTTGATAGTTGCCGCCTGCGCAACAATCTGTTTCCCATCTGCATTTTGGATTGGCATAGCCGAAATCAAAACGGCAAATGCCAATCCCATAGCTACTAATAATTTTTTTGTGTTTCTCATAATGACTCCTTTCTTGTGATATGATTTATTTAGAATTATATCACGTTCTATTATAGAAGTCACTAAAAAACATATACATTGTCTCCGGTTCGATTGTAATGTTCTCTACCATAATCCCTTGCAGCTTTTCCTATGTCGTTTGTAGTAATTCCGAAATTTTTCTGTAAAATAGCTTGTAATAACTGATTTTGTTGTCGCAGTAAGGAAACCTCTTGCGCAGATGTTGAATTGATAGCATCTTTGATTCCGGTAATTTCTTGGCTTCCTGCGACCGCTGGCTTACCTCCGACTGTTCCCATAATTTCCGGAAGTCCATTTTCTCCAACTGTTGCTATGCTATATTTATCCATAAAACCGCCCGTTGCATAAGCCTTTACTTTAGGTAGGCTCACTTTCGGCACAAGATCGACTCCGCTCCACTTTACCTTTGCTACTTTAGCCGCCGCAGAAACAACACTGTTGAACCCTCTCAAAACGGTATTCACTCCACCGATCAATGAATTTATTGCTGTTTCAATTCTTGAAATTACGGTGTTCATTGCCCCGGCAACGCCACTTTTCACGCTATTCCATAATTTGCTGAATATTTCAGCTACACTTTCTTTCATCTTCGAGAAAGCATTTTTTATCGGGGTGGTTACATGTTCTTTAAACCAACTAGAAACACTGTTCCACGCCCCGGTTACCGCTGTTTTTGCCGCGCTAAATGCTTTCTGAATAGATTCTTTTGCTGAGCTAAAAGCATTCTTGATAGGTGTTGTAACATGCTCCTTAAACCAACCGGAAACCACCGCCCATACAGATTTCACAGTTGTCCATAGAACCTTGAATGCGGTTGATACTGCCGATTTCAATAATTCAAAATTCTTCTTTATTGGCTCTATTACCTTTGATTTAAACCAATCAGAAACAACAATCCATACAGCCTTGACAATGATCCACAATCCTTGAAAGATTTGACCAACTCTTTTCGAAAATCCTTGGAAAAATGAAACAATAGGAGTTATAACATTAGTATTGAACCATCCAGAAACTGTTTTCCATACACCGGATATATCTTTCCATAAAGAAGAGAAAAAACCGGAAACAGATTCCCATAATCCCTTAAAAAAACCGCTTATTGGCTTAATCACATTAGTATTAAACCAATCTCCTGCTTTTGAGAAAATTCCTTTTATTTCTTTCCAATGATCCTTGACTACTACAGCCGCCGTTGCAACACCGGCTACTATTCCTGCGGTAATCGCTGCAGGTGCTGCCGCTACCCCTAAAATAACCGCTCCGACTGCCGTAATCGTAACTCCGACAAGCATAAGTGCTTCATTAAGCCAACTGAATCCGTTCTTTAACATGGTCACAAAGTTTGATATTGCAGTAAATGCGCCAATCGCAACAGAGCCAATCCCGGTTATAGCTTTTGCTACCGGGCTGATAAAAGAAAGTGCGCTCTCTGCCGCACCGCTACCGAATAAAGCTTTGACACCAGCTGAAACAGTTGTTCCAAGTGTAGCAAACGCCCCACCTATTTTTTTTGACAAAGCGATAGACAATACTGCCGAGATTCCCTCATTTGCCGCAATTTCAACGCCAAGCCTTGATGCAAGTGAACCAGCTATTGCTTTTGAAATGGAAGTTCCGATTATATCAAGTGCGGTTTTTGCAAGATGTAATCCAAGAATTTTTTTGATTGTCAGCGCACCGATTATGATTCCAACTGTTTTTACATCTAGGTTGCTTAAAAACTCCTTTGCTCCGTTCCATACATCCTTCCATGAAATTTTACTTAATGCTGTCGTAACTGTATCAAACGCGCCCTGCGCCCACGAATTAAGCGTTTTAGCCAATAATGCAAAGTCAAAGTTTTGGAAAAACTTGTTTATTCCGTCTGCGATTGAATTTCCAAATTGCTTCCAATTAAATGTCGTTCCAAACGAATCCAATCCATGAAGCACCGTGTTTAATGAATTTGCGATCAGTTTTCCGGTTTCTCCGAAAAGCGTTGTTCCTTTTTGCCCTTTAAATAGTCCGTTAAGGAATTTGGCTAATCCCCTTCCAAAACCTTCAGCTTTTGCATACACTTTTTCCCATTTAATTTTTTTCATTGCGTTAATTAACGCACCGGAAATAGACTCTCCCAACTGTTCAAGGTCTTTGATTTTGCTTTTGAATTTCTTAAAGATGGTGTCCGTCTGAACTAATCCACCATCAGCACCGGTGCCGCCACCAGCACCTGAACCAGATCCAGAACCAGAACCTTTATTTCCTGAACCGGAACCCTTGTCTTTACTCTGTTTTGAAATAACCTTCAATTCATCAAATGCACGAGTTGCCTGTTGGATTTCCTTTTTTGCTTTCTTGGCATTCTTTGCGATACCACCCGTGTTTTTTCCTGCGCTTCCTGCGGCATTACTTAAATCATCCATGCCATCAGACGCGCTCCCAATATCATCAGCAAGACCGCTGATTCCTGCCCCTTTGCTTGCTTCATACTTCCATCCAAAGATAGAACCTAAAGCATTTGTGACCATTTCCGCAAAAGAAATAACCTTTTGCAGAACTGCGTTAAGTACCTTGATAAACGGCTTAAATGCATTGATTAAACCACCACCAACAACCGCTCCAAGTGCTTTGAAATTCTCTTTAAGCATGGTTATCTGGTTATGCCATGTATCTGCTGTACGTGCGAAATCTCCGGTAATATTGGTTGTATGCGCAAGCACATACTGATAACGCAACATGGCTTTTTCAGCCTGCGTCATTGAAGAAATGTTCGCATCAAGTCCTTGCTTTAACGCCCATTCCTTTAATGTTGCCTGTGTCAAGTCGATACCATAACGCCGCATAGGTGCCGTAGTACCGGAAAATACAGATTGCAGACTCTTGGCAATATCTTCTTGACTCACATCATAGAATGAAGCCATATCTCCGGCTAATTCTGTCAACCGGATAGACATATCTGCCATTTTCCCCTGTGGAATATCAAGGGCAGTTCCCATTGCTTGAAAACGGCTTGCAAACTGTTTCGCAGATAATTCTGACATACCAAATTTTTCAATTGATGTTTTTGCGAAATTGTTAATTAAGCTTTCATACTGCCCGAATGTCTGCCTTACAACATTCTCAACCTCTGTCAGTGAGGATGATATATCAATAGCATCTCCAAGTAGCCTAAATCCTCGGAATAGAGTCCAATACGTTGCATACACTTTTCCGATTGCAGACGCAAGAGAGAAAGACTTCTTGGTAACCGCAGAAGCACCGGAACTAAATCCGCTAAATGAGCTTGTGATGCTTTTTGCCGCTGTTCCTGCCGCTCCACCGGTACGCGATAACTTTGCCAATGCGTTTGTCATGTCAATAATATTCCGGCTTACGCTAGGGGCTTTCGACAGTTCGGACATAAGCTGTCGCATTGCCGTGGCAAGTTTCGGGATATTTTCAATCGCCTTGGTGGAGCTCTGGTAGCCAAGCTGTTTGATTGCAGACGCAAGGTCGGTCAAACCTTTGACTGATGCCGACATTCCAGAAAGCCCTTTTACCGCATTGGAAATCTGACGCATAGAACCAGCCGCGGCATTAATCTGCTTGCTGTTGATAGAGCCTAATTTGCTTACATTTCTTGCAACTGCAGAAAAAGTCCGTGTATCAATTCCACGCATTGCCGTCATTGCCACTGCAAGTCGGTTTACCCCTGTGGAAAGACTATTCAGATTTCCGGTACTAAGTTCAGAAAGCGCGGAAGATAATCTCCCAAACATTGTCACAAGCGCATCTATCTGATCGCTTGCCTGTTGCGCCTGCGCTTGGATTTTTATTTCAAGAGACTCTAATTCCATTTATCCACCAACTTCTTATAACTTTTTTAGGTTAGCGGCTATCTTCCACATTAATAGCCGGTTAAAAAGACGGTAAGATTTGACCCTTACCGCCCTTGAATTACTTTTTCAGTTTTCCCTTTTTCAGAAGATAAATCATCTTTGAATTTTCCTCTGATGTAAACTTAAAATTGGAAAATCCGTTCTTTTTTGCGATTTCCGCACGATGTTCTTTCGACACATCATCTTCCCCAACCGCTTTTAATGCTTCAACGATTGAACCGGAATTTCCGGTATACTTCGGATAATACTTGGTTTTGCTTTTCTTCGCGCCGCCTACAACAATAACTGTGTGCCCTTTTATGCGTGTCACAAGAATATCTCCGTTGTGAAGAATAAACCCGGCATGATAAGAACCCATATCATCAAACAAACCGGATTTCAGAATTACCGGTCGTTCATTGGATGTATTAAAATCCCCCACATCCTTGCCGGATGCATAGATAATACAAGCACGTACAAGGGACGAACAATCGCATTCCGTCTTGACCTTTGTGTTAATGCCATGTTTAATGACTCCGTAGCGTTCCGATTGGTCATAGCCGATATTTTTGTTATCACACGCAATCTGCATAGCTTCGGCTAACTTCTCCGCAACCCTATCGTCCTTCGCCCTTAGCACGTACCATCCTTTAGAATGGTTATAAAACTTCTGCGTAGACACTTCCTGTCCGGTCTGGTCTCCGGCTTTCCCACCAGAATAGCAATTTCCATGTTCATCATGCCTAGCACTTCCGATAATTACTGCCATAGCAATACCTCTTTTCTTAAACTATCTTTGGCTTTGGTAAATGTGATTTCCTTGATTCAGCCGCCCATGCTTCTTCTGCCTTAAGCATTTCTCGCATCTCTGCATCGGGATCGTCCGTATTATGCTTTTCAATAGAATCATAGCAAGTTTCTTTCACGTACTTACTATTACCCTTGCCGAATGTCGCGTCTATTGCGGTCACAAATGCTGACGTTGCATATCTGCCGAACCACATATACATTTCCATATCGAGTTGCTTCCATTCTGTCTTATATGCATCCACATAAGGCTTAAGTAACTCTGGATTCATCATATCTATATCATCAACGGAAAATCCGTAGCCTTTCGTTACCATAAGGTAAAACGGACGGATTTCCGCAACGTAATATTCCCATGTTAATTCTTGACTTTCGCTTTGGATGGGGTCTTTTTCTTCTCCTGTGCCTGTGCTCTCTCCAACGACTCCATCATCTGTGCTAAAAAACCGTTTGTCATCATTTCCTCCTGCATATCAGCGAATAAATCCATGCAGTTAATCTCGTTTGTGTCAATCGCTTCATAGAGAATGTCAGACACCTTCTCAAGCTGCTCATCGTAGCCTTCGTTTGTTTTGTAATCATATCCAAATTCGTCATTGTGATGCATCTGCAATCCTACAAGAAGTGTCTTAGGAAGTGTTTCAAGAAGAATATCTTCCATAGAAGAAATATCTTCCATGTCCTGCGTCTTCATAATATCCTGTAAGATATGTGATTTTAACGATGGTCTTGTTGCAAACTGAATTGTATATTCTTTTCCACCTAATTTAACTTTCATGCTTTACCTTGCCTTTCTGCCCTATATTGGCAAGGGGCAGTGTTGCCACCGCCCCATTGTTGCTTATCTTATTGCTTCAAGTTCTGCTATCGACCGTTCATCCTCGCCTACCGGTGCGGTCGATTGCTCGTCCGATAGGCTTTTTACCCCACCACTGTTACAGTGAATGTGCCATCGTTATTATCAACGACAGTCAGCTTATCTGTAACAAGCTCTGATGCTGTACTTGGAATAACTGTTACCGTCATTTCAAGGATTTCATCGTTTCCACCTACATCGTTAGGTGTGGCAGTTGCGGTTCCTACATATGCGTACTTCGCTACGCCGCCAATACCGTCCGTTCCATACAGATGGATAATATCAAGTTTTTTATCTCCATATCCATCCACCTTTGAAAGATATTCTTTTTCAAGGTTTCCTGTGATTTCTCTTGAATCAGAAGTCTTAATTCCTTTTTCAAAAGTCTGCTGGTCATCTTCCATTGTGGTCGACTCAACAGTGTTTGGTGGTGATGCAGGACTTGGAACTGACTTAGCCGCAACCAAAAGATTATATGTTCCTGCAAAGTCAGCCTGTTTTTCCGTGTGCTCTTTTACAATGACACGAGTTCTATAACTTGTTGATGCCATATTTTCTACTTCCTTTCTGCTTATAGCTGATCTAAATGCTCAACGTTTCCAATTACGCGAGCTGCACGGAATGTAACCGTTCGCACTTGCTTGGAAATTGTTGAGATTACATTTGATACCTCAAACATTTGTTGTTTAAAAAAAGACACCGCATATGCTGCGATGTCCTTAGTTGCTTTTCTTGAACCTTTGTTTGTAATTGTGATCTGAAATGTTGGGCGAATTGCATTGATTGTCTTTGCTTCATTAGTTCGTCCGGCTTCTGTCACACCGATTTGTCTGACTAAAAGCGTAGGAAATGTTGCGGTGCCGCCCGATTCTTCATCTTGCGTCACTTTAATTCCTTTTACCTTGCTTTCCATGTACGATTTCAAAAGGGAACATAAGGTATCTTCAAAATCAAGTGCCCAACTATTTAACTCATTTTCCACCGAATACCTCCCTTGCAATCTTTACATACTGTTGTATAATCTGTTGTTCCGCATTATACATAGGCATTGTGGCTTTGATACCGTGGGTATAACGCCATGTTTCGGTCTTATCATCCCAATAGTACCAACCATCTTCAAAAGCGTGTATTTGCCCAGGATACGTGCCGACACCGAATCCAAGTTCCGGTGCTTTGGGGTTCTCTGCGGAATTATAAAAAATACCGGCTCCAAACTCTACCGCCAACAAAGTATAGAATGGTTCTCTATCTTCTGCCGTTACCGTTTTTCCGGTCGCAATGAGAATCGCGTTCGAGGTCATTAACTGCGGTGCTTTATCTACCCTTACCGTTATCGTGTTTCCTAATGGTGATTCCGATATGTGTTGTATTGCCACCGTCTGACCTATCTGTGCAAGCCTAGAAACAAGTAAATCGCATTTAGCCTGTAAACTATTGCGGTACTTTTCTAACTCCTTTATGGCGTCTTGTATGGATTTAGAGGATAATGTCATTGAAATAGTTTTCTTTGCCACGCAATCACCTACTTAATATTCTTCCGAAGCAAAAATAAATCTGTGGTCAGTCCTTCGTCTGCAACGCCTTTTACGATGTAGTCTGCGGTTTCTGAATCCACAAGCCCATCATCAGTGCGCTTTACTTCCGAACGCTTCCACACTACATCGCCGGCTTTCAGTGGCAAATATCCTTTATCCGTAACAAGCTGACAGTATGATGTGCTATCATCAATTCCAAATTCTTTCACAAGGGCTTCTGACAACTTATTGCTGATATTGGCTCGGAATGTCGTAGGTTCTGAAAACCCTTCAACTTCCTCGCCTTTTGGAATCTTGTTGCCTTCGGAATCTAAATAAGGTACAAAGTTTCCATCGGAATCCTTGTACCCTTCATAGACAATATCTCCATTTTCGTCAGTTTGTGGAATGAATACCCTCTGACCGGATTGCGAATATTTCATTTCCTGCTTGTTAATGTCAAGCATTGGTGTTTTCCCCTGGGATTCCGGCAACACTTGTCAGAAGCGATAACACTCCGGCAAGTACTGATGCAGAAAGAACATATTTCCAATCCACCGCGCCCATAAATGCCGCCGTTCCAATTCCGGCAATCGCCGTTTGTGCAACAGTCTTGATTGCTCGGATTCCGGCTTTCTTAGTCCAATCCTTCCAATTCCTCATGGCTTTTATCTCCTTTCCCTATATGAATCTCTTCAATCTCATGCTTCATTTTCGTAACCATTCCGTTTCCACCTAACGCATGGTACGCATCATACATCTCACAAAAGTTCTAATAGGCATATGACGGTATTTCTCCGATTCTGGTGTACTTTGCATGGTATTCAATAAGTTGGACGCGCAAAAGGAGCATTGTTCCTTTACTGTTCGCGTCCCTGCTTTTCTTTTGCTGTTTAAGAAGCCAAACTATATATCCAAGCATTATCGGAAGTGCCACAAGATAAGTTTGAATCAAAATACTTTTCATTTGAATCTCCTTTTTGCGCACTGCCCACCACCGCTTAATGTGCGCCGCCTGCAACCATTTTACCGACATCGGCAATATGGTCACGCTCAATCTTCTTTAATTACATTGCTTTTACGAACGGAAACACTCCGACAAAAAGGCTTTCACGGTCTTTCCATGTACGGCTCACACCGTTTTCGGAGAAACTTGCCATGTATGCTTCTCCTGCCTGCGACCGGTCGTACACTGCCAAATTAACCATAATGTTTTCATAGTTCTTAACATCACTGTCAATCTGGTCTTGCGTGTATGTGTCCGGATAGTTCCGTCTGCTGATAATCTCTTTTCTTGCCTGCTCTAAAAGCTGTTCAATCAAAGGGTTACATTCTTTTTCATCAAACACAACTTTATCGGACTTTTCTCCGGTCACTTCATCCTCTACCTCTTCTATATGAAATTGTTTTAAACGAATCTTTACTTGTTCGACAAGTGTGTATGACATAAGCGATCTCCTACAGATTAAACTTTGCAATCAGAATTTTCTTTCAGTTCCGCACCGCTTGTCGCTTGTGCGTTTTCAATTCCCTGCTCTGCGGCAAGTTTTTGCAAGTCTGCGGTACTCATTCTGTCGATTTCGGTCTTTGTATAAGTGATAGGGTTTTCAGGTGGATTCATAAAATCAGAAGATACCGAAGATTTTTCCTCCGGCACTTCCTCTCCTGGCATATACCATTTGCCCTTATATTTTGTTTTGCACTCGTAAACCAAAGGATCACCTCCTAATAGCACTTAATGACATAGGTGCTATCCATTCTTTCATAAGACGGAAGTACAATTTCAGAAACCGTTGTCTTAGTCTGTACAGGATCTTCTGATACAGATACAGCAACTGCAACTCCTGTATTGACGATAGAAACATCTGCTGTAGGCTTTCCGATAAGTGTACGTTCTTCCGGTGTCGTACCGTACCATGTATTTCCAAGTGCTCCGCTTGGGATAAGCGTTGCAAATCCGTCTGGGTAAAACTTAGATGCCGTACCAGCTTCATTCTTGTACTTCTTAGAGTAAACAATAATGCTGATTCCTAGTTCGTTGGAGAATACCTCTTTAACACGGTTGTCGTTCATAAAGATGTTTGCCGTGGCATTCTGCGCAAGAATGGCGGAACGAATCTTCTTATTCTGCTTAAGATGATCCATAGTCTTACGAGAAACAATCATGATAGAAGGTCTCTCTCCTGTCTCTGATTCGACTGCATCAAGAGCAACAGAAACATCGTCAAGTGGATCAGAATTTTCGTGGTCATCCCACTTATCCGTTGCGGTCTCAAGGTTTGCAAAGTTGTGGGTCTTGTATGTGTTGCTCGGATCGTAATTATAAGCGTAGGTTACGCCGTTTGCCTGAATGGAAATCTTTGGAGATCCATCAGCCGGTGCAAGCAACTGCATAATCATACGCTCTGGAACAACGTTAGCACCATCAATAAGAGTGTTCGCATCATCAAAAATTCTGCTTAATACCTCGCTTGCATATGGGTCTGCGCTGTCCTGTACACGCATAATTTCCTGTTCGTCAGCTTCTTTAATCAGCATGGATTCACGGAAGAAAGCCATCTCTGTTTCTGTGAGCTTAAATCCCTCACGGCTTCTTAACGTTGACACTGCATCAAAATTTGATGGTGCAAGAGAAACCGGAAGTCCTTTGGAAGTCTTAATCCATTTCAGATCAAGTCCCATTTTCTTCTTAGCTGGGAATAATCCCGAACCAAGATACGCAATTTTATTACTTGCTACTTCTGTGTTTACAAGCGCGATTGCTTTTGCACTATACACATCTCTAATGTTCATTCTGTATTACCTCCTATTCAAATACGATTAACGGAAGGGCTGTCTTAACTGTCTCTGCAACAGCTTCTCCTGTGTTTGCCTGAATGTTTGCAGAATTTACAACTCCAAACGCTCTAAGGATTGTTCCGTTAGGGTTCTCGTCCTTATAAACATCTGTAAGTAAAATTCCGATTGGCTTTGTTTCCTTATCAACCTTTCCATCTACGGCGATTGGACTTCCTGCCTTGCACACGCCTTCTGTGAACGCGGTATCATCAAGTTTGATTTCCTCGAACAGCTCGCCGCCTAATTTTCTTTTCAGAATTTCAAGCTGAGTTGTTACGCTTTTTTCAGTAAACTTCATTTTTAAAACCTCCTTACGATAAATAACTGTCTACTACCGACTTAGCCGTCTGATTCGTTCCGGCTAAAGTCTTTCCTATCGACTCTGCGGCTTTTTCCGCTTCTGTCTTTTCGTTGTCTTTATTTCCGCCAGCCGTGCCACCGCCCGGATTGGTACTGCCATTTGCAATCTCCTGTTCCTTGGCTTGCGCTGCGGCGGTCTCTTTTTCGGACATAATCTTTCCAAGTTCGGCTGTATCAAAGCTGCCATCTTCTTTTACAATTGTTTTTGCCTGCTCTGCGGTTACCTTGAAATCGGTCATAGCCTTTTCACGTAAATCTCTAATAGCATTATTTTTCTGCAACTCTGCAATTTGCTGATTAGCTGTGTCTAATGCCTTATTTGCCTTTTCAAGCTCTGTCAGATTTCCAGCTTGCAATTCATCAAGCTGTTTCTGTAAACCATCTGCTGTGTCCGCTTTAGCCTTGTAGCCATCGGCTCTGTCTTTCTCTTTCTTTGTTTCGCCATTGACTTGGTTCAGATAATTGCTTACCTGTTCATCCGTAGGCTCTGCCACTCCGATAGCGATAAGGTTCTGTTTTGCCTGTTCTCTTGTCATGATTACCTCCGATTCACTACGCTTTTTTACGTTGGTTGCTCAACTTGTGATTTCTCCTATTTCACGCATAGGTGCAAAATTTATAAAATAAAAACAGCCACCGATTACTCGGTGACCGTCTTATCTTTATTTATTTGGCTCTGTGTGCCATCTGTATTCATTTTATTTATCAATTCTTGTGCTTTCTTTTCTTGCGCTTCTACATCATCAATGGTTTTCCACAGATTATCCAAGTATGGCTTTGACAACAGGAATGTCTTTTCCGCATCTCCCCAAAGCCCAACAGATTTAATTGCCACAAGTGGATGAATACCGGCTTGTAAAAGTTGATATAGTGTCTGTGACTTGGTATACATATTGTCTTGTGGACTATGGTTTATCTGCACATCAAAGTCGCGCAAACTCAATCCCAAATCGTGATCCTGTATGCGAATCACATTCAAAACAACTTTCGCAAGTCTTTTTTCAGCCGACTTTACAATCGGGTCTTTCAGTTTTGCTCTCGACTTCGAGAAGTCCCATCCGTTTCTAAGCTCAACCGCTCCCTGTGTATCTCCACCGGAATTATTGTTGTTCTTATTTGGTATGGCAAGAATGGACTGCGCATTATCCCATAAATCATCCTTTGCAACCTGGCACTCTGTCTGATTCAGCTCTTGCGTCATAATGTCAACATCTGATTTATTATCTTTGTTGATAGACTTAACTGTAAGAGCGTGATTCATTTTCATTTTTTTAAATGTTTTTTCATCAACCTCGCAATTTACGAATTTTACCCAAAACTGAACAAATTGCTCAACTCCGTCCATTCGGTTTGACTGCATTGTATTGATTGCATCCAATAGTCCGATCACAAGCTCAATATCAGAAATGCGCTCATGGTTGTTCGGAAACTCGACAATCGGGATTCCACCAAAACCATGTAGTTTCCAATCTCGAACCTCTCCGTTCACAATCTTGCATTCGTAAGAGTCCGTGTAGCATAGTTTATACATCTGTCCATCGGCATCTTTAAGCTCTTGGATTGCTAAAAGTGGCTCTTCTGTGGAATGACTGTAGATAACAAAAGTATTCATTGGTGTCGGTGCAACAATTCTAAATGGTATATCTCCATTTTTTGTAATCTGCACCGCCTTAAATGACGTTCCGGTTGCTGATTGCCACTCTCCTGCCTTAATATCCTTTTCCTGCTTATTAGCATCGGTCAGATAATCGTTAAATTCATCAACCGCATTGTTTATCCGATCATCGTCTTTCCTGCTGATAAGCTGAATTGGCTCACCGTAAGTCTGACCGACCTTGAATTGAACAATCTCATAGGCATGGTTTTCAGATACCTTATTGGTTATATCCGCATTCTGTATCTTTGTTCGGTACAATACAGGCTGATCGCCCTTGTAGTAGTTCCACAGATAACGAATGATCGTCTTGTTGAAATAAAATGCACCAATGCAGTTTCCGACAACATTTACGATATTGTCTGCCGTAATCTGTTCTACGTTAGAATATGCAATTTTTCTTCCGTATCTGCCTTTTACAAGGTCATGGAAATACTGTGTATTCTTCATATAAATAAAACTCCACTACTGCAAGCGCGTTTCGGTATTGGCTTTGTTTCAACTTTGCCTGTTGCCACGCGATAAATCACAATATGATTGCATTTTTTACATTTGCACGGATGATCTATCGTAGATCTTCCATCGTAATGTCCGGCAATTCTTCCGCAATCCGGGCAATATATAGTTACTTTTTTCATAGCAACCTCTTTCTTGTAAATAAAAAACACCGCCATTTCTGACAGTGCCTTTTACGGGTTATATACTTTGGGGGTTGTAGAAATTTGTTTTTCTACTCTTTTAGTATATCATGCAAGTTTTAGGAAATGTTGTGAAAGAGTGTGAACTATTGTGTACTTTTATGCACTCTTTTCAGAATAAAGTTGTCCATAACGTCTTTCAAACTCCTGCAATGCTCTTTTCCTAAGTTTCATAATGTTTCTGTAGGAATATTTCATCTCAACGGAAATCAGGTTCCAATCTTTTCCATTGACATAGTGTGATGAAAGCACGATATATACATCTGTATTATCCATGCTGTCAATTTGCGATATGATAATCCGTCTTTTATCAACCAATTCATCTACAAGTGTCTGAACCTCATTCTGCAAATCAACAATCTTCGATACCGCGCTCCCCATTTTGTCGGGATTGCCAGATGATTGCACATCCACCTCTTTCGGAGATATAGATATAGAAGTTGCCATATCGGATAGCCTTTTAATTTCTTCCAGCTTATTTGCAATCGCATGGTCAATTCTGCTTATCTGTGAAAGATATTTGTCTGTTGTCATATCCTAATACCTCCTAAATGGGTTTACTGCCGCTTCTACCTTTGCGGTATTGTTTGGGTTCTCTATAAACATTTCAAGCTGGGTTAAACCGTCTGCCGCATCGTCATGTTCATTACCGCCAATACTTACAAACATAGAGAGTTCATCCATAGCCGCTTGATATTCGTCATTTCTGTAATACCTTGTTACTCCAAGATCTGAATCTTTTTTCATTTGATCCTGTGTCGGGCGGTGCGTATCAAGAAATATGAATTTTCTCTTAACATCCCCGGAATATGCTATTATCTTTGATAATTTTTCAACCTTGTTTGGTGCTTTTCTGCTTGTGCATGAGCATTTATAGTCCTGTGCCTGCAACTTTTCATCTACATATTGGCAATACAGATCTCCTCCGGTATTTCCCTCAAATCTTGTCTGCCGAATCTCATTCCCGATAATTCGTCCAACAACAAGAGGGATTGTTACCTCTTTCGGGCCTTTGTTGAATACCCAATCGTAAATATAAACATCACCGTTTTCATATTCTGCCCCAATCGGCATTGACAAGCTATCGCCGCCGCCCCAGGCAACATCCACAACTCCAATACGCCGGAAATCTCCATCCGGCAGGATTCCGTTAAATAGTCTCAAATCCGTATAAAGCAATCCCTCGCGGACATATGGTTGTTGCATAAACTTAGCCATCCATTCGGCATTGTCAAGCTTATCTCGCATATCCCGATAGTATTCCGTGGAAAATCCGTTGATTTCATACGCAAAATTGCTTTCGTCATTTTCATTAAGTGCCGGAATCTTACGGAATCGGTATTGCGGATCATGCTCATATTGCTTTCTCATACGCTCCAATGGATCTAAAACATTCCAAAGAGTACCGACCATCAATTCCCTTGCACCGTCATTTTTACGGTCAACCATCTTGTTTAGGTACTCTTGGTATGTGTTTTCCATTCGAGTAGGACTTAATGAATGCTCTCGATCACGAACCAAGTCATCGACATATAAATATCCGTCTTTCGAAACATCGACCGCTCCTGTCCATGTTCCGTCAATACCACGGCACGTTACGGTTGCGAATCTGTCCGGATCTCCAAGTGTAATCGTAAATTCATCAGCACTCTTGTCTGTCGGAATTGATGCGTTTGCGTATTCCGGATGCCAATAAGCAAAAAGTTCCGCAAACGTATATTCTTCCGTGGTAAAAAGATTCATCAGTTCTTTGTAAAATCCTTTTGCCAAAATACCGGAGTGACCACCCATAGCACTATGACTGTTCGGTCTGCGCAATGCCACCCACGCAAGGAAGAAAATACAGATAGTCGATTTACCTACACGCGATGGCATTGATAATCCGTAAAATTTAATCTTCCGGTTTTCCAAATCTTCAAGATCTTGGGCAACTATATTCAGCGTCTTGCGGCGTGGATAATAAAACCGTTTACTCCAATTCCTTTTTCGCTCCATAAAGTAGATGAAGCTCTCAAAACGATAAAAGCTCTCTAACCGCAAGACTTCATAGAACTGATCCACAAGTTTGTATCCGCCTTTAATGTCGTGATTCTGCGCATATCGTTCAAGTTCCCATATGCTACCGCCCGCATTTTTCTGCGTAAATTCATTGATTAAAGCCTTTGTTCTTTCGGTTATAGTCAATCCGTAGTCAACGTCTTTTTCCGTCCGAATTGCCACATTGCACGCTTTCAAAAGGGCATCTATTACCTGTTCATCAACGCCTTTTCTCTGTATGTAGTTTTCATATCCATTTACTGCATTGATTAACTGCTTTGAAGCCAAATAAAAAGCACCTCCGCAAAAGCAGAAGTGCCTTGACCTCTGCCTATAATTTTTCTAGGTTAGCGACTACAATCAATCTGTAGCCGGTAATATCGTTTTAGCTGTAATATACTGTTTTGTGGCACAACGGACATTCACACTTGTAGTTGTCACCTTCTATTTGATTTCCGCAATATTGATATTCAGTCTTTTCCGCTTCAAAAATGGTTTTACAATTCTTGCACTCAAACTGTAAAGGCTTTCTTTCGTATCTCAAATCGCCATTTCTAATTATTTTCATTTCCAATACACCTTGAACCCTTTCTTTTTATACTCCTCTATGGCTCTTTTAAGGCTCATATCGTCCTCATACTTTTCATTCAGCATAATCACCACATTACCTTTTTCAATGCCGTATATGTTGCAATTTGCAAGTTTCTTAGCCGTTCCAAGGATAGCTTTTGCCTGCTTGCGGCTCATTTCATAGGTTTGGGTTCCCATATTAACAAACATTTCTCATACCTCACTAATCATTCCTAGCAGCCCTGCACACACGAGTATTGCATCTCCTCGAATATCTAATACGCATTACAGAATCATGTACAAGGTCTTGCATATACCCTCTTTCTAAAATAGTTTTCGATATTCCTCTTGCTTGCTTGATGCTATTGGGTAATGGCATGTTTAAATCTTTTCTAAAGTGCTTAAAGTACGAAAAGAACCATTGTCTTTGTGCATATCTTATATTGTGCCTTATTCTGCTATCTAAGCGCAGACAATGTAATGTTTCTCTAATTCTTCTCATTCCTCATAAACCTCTCAAAATCTTTCCTGCACTTAGGGCATAAGTCAATTTGCTTTGTCTTTGTGCAATAGTATTCGTCCAATATAATACTGTCTATACCGTCTCTACTTATAACCGGTTCTATTCTCCCTTGTTCAATTTCTGCAAATATTTCTCTGAAACGCATAGGTCTTTTTAAATTTACGGTTCTTAGATAAGGGAACATTCGGTCGTACCATATTTTAGGCTTTTCTATTTCAGCACCGCACCTGTCGCAAGTGTGCCATTCTTTTTGATGTTTCATTCTTCCACCAACTTTCTACCGCAGATAGGGCAAAATGCAATATTTACCACTCCTGCGCCGTATTCTCCGGCACTATTCGTAAAAACAAGTGCACATTTGTCTACAATTTTCCGAATTTCTATTGCGTCACCGGACGGGATTCTCCCATTTTTATCCGGAGTGAGGAAATCCCAATCCGGTATTCCAATTCCTATGTTTTTACAAAAATCACACATATTACACCTCAATCAAAGTAATTTTTTCGGAACAATACGATGCAAAATGCCGTCCGCATCGAAATATGGTTCTTCACAATGGCACGTCCATGGTTCTGGCATTGACAATCTTATGTAATCATCTAATGACAATTTCTGCACCGCTGATCCTATAAGACCTAAACTATAATTTCCTGCATTTTCATATGGAGTTTTGCAATAAGGACACACCTTTTTATCGGTTTCGATTGGTGCGCCGCAATTCACGCAGTTTGTCATATTTTGCCCCCAGCCATAGCAAAAATCGGAATCCTCGTGAGATTCCGTGTTTTTTGTTTGATATAAATATTCCACAATGTTTTTATCATACTCACACATAATTTTGCGTAAATATTAACCTCGAATAGCAGCACATGGAATCGAACCATGTCAGATCAAACCATGCCAACCGCTTTCAAATCTGCAATTTCTAATCACGGAAGGGTTTTCTGTTACCAATAATGCCGCTACCATCCATAAGTCTCCCATCGACCGGAACTATTGCAGTAGCACCCGACTAAGTGGAGATAAGGATAAACGCAGATATTCGGACTCGAACCGAAACACCGTTTCCGGCTACTGACTGTTTAGCAAACAGTTTCCTTGCCAATTAGGATTATATCTGCACGCGCCGGGCATGGAAGTTCCATGCCCGAACCATTCCTTGCGTTTCAGAATGGCACGGTGCTACTAACACCGCTCAATGGCTTGTGTCGGTATCGAGCCGCCCTATACAGATTTTCAGTCTGTCGCTAATCCATCTCAGCTAACAAGCCATGTCGTGTAGTTTCCGTTTTTCCTTGCTCCACACTACACTAAGTGCAAGGTTCTTTTAGTCAGCGGTTACCGCCATCTTTTGAATGACAACCGCTCAATCCAGTTACCTGTGCTAAGTTTAACCGGTATATTGATTAGCACCTGCATTTCTGTAATAAACACACTAGGGGTGTACTGGCAACATCACCTGTGGGGATTACAGGAATCGAACCCGCGACAACCCGGATATAAGCCGTGTCTTCTGCCACTGAATTAAATCCCCATAACCGCCATCAGACGGTTAGCAATAATGTTTATCGTGCTATTCCTTGCACTATCCGGTTTACAGCATTTCACCGGCAACTCAATGTTACCATGCAAGCCTATTTCCATGGTTCTACTCCGAATTAAATTATTGCAGAGCAATAGACAAGCATCGTATTTCAGCCAAAACATAGACCGCCTGCAAGCAGACAGCATAATTTGACCGAATAGGTGGGTGAGGATTTGCACCTCACATAAACCGTGCACTGTTCACATTGGAGGGAATCGAACCCATAGGACTTCAACCATGAGTTTTTAATCTTTGTCCTGTCTCTTCCATCTGCGCGTCTACCTATTCCGCCACCACCTAATTTCATGGCTCATGCACCGTGGGATAGATGCATGATAGAATACCACCGGACGGTCTCGCACCGTCCTTAACAGAATCGTCCTAGTGGCGAAAGGAGGAACCCAAATGCTTGAATCACTCAACCAAGGGTTCAAGTACATATGAAAAACATACGTGGCTACATGGAACGTCAGCATGTAACCAGTTAGGCTACCTGGATTCGAACCAGGGAATACAGGAATCAAAATCCTGTGCCTTACCGCTTGGCGATAGCCCAATGTTGCATTCGTCCGCAAACATAATTCAAAGCCTAACGCCGATAGATCAATTATTCAGCCAGAAACTATCGCTTGCGGACTTAAGCTATACCGGATGCTCCGATTTGTCGATCTGGTGCTCGGCGTCACTGTTCAGATTGAGTAAATCTCCGGTGCTGTCCGGTTCCTTTGATTTTGTTATATGTATTCTTTCGACCACGCTCAAAATTGGCGGCAGAAAGTAAATACCAAATATTGGATCATGAATTGTCATATTGTTATCTCCAAATGACCATAATATTCATTGCAAAAATCGAATATGAAAGCAAATACCCCATTGCGTTTGAATTGTCTGTCTGCTTTACTTGTTGCATCATAAGGCTAAGTATCATAATGACATCTATCGCCGTAGCAATTATATTTAAAATCATATCAATATCCCCCATCATCAAAGCTGTGTTCCTGTTTGAACCGTTCCATTTCGTTTACGCTCATACCGAAGATCCCGGCAGATGAATCAGAGTCCGTATGTTCGAAATACTCGCCCTGCTGTGGAAACATAAACCGGAACATGGCATAGTTTGCAACATCACACAGATATTCAAGATTCCCGGTCTCTTCAAACTTGGCAAGGCACATTTTCAAACTTTCGATTGCATCCACATTCCCTGTGGAGAAGTTCATTCTTGCCGGTCCGTATTTGTAATACGACTGTTCAATCAAACCTTTGCGCTTTTCATCAAAGGTTTCGGAATACTCGGTTTTCATCAACTCATTGCTGCAGCTTGCCATTACACATCGCCCTCCGCCCTGTGGTTTGCTCTTTCAATGTCAAACCCTTCCGGATAACGTGCCTTAAGTTTGTCTACGTTCATTTGCATGATTCCATCAAGGCTCCAGCCGAAGGATTCGCAAAGCATTGCAAGATACCAACAAATATCTCCAGCTTCTTTCTTTGCGTGGTCAATATCAAGCTGTTTCTCGTGGAAAATCCACTTTTTAATCATGTCGTTGAACTCTCCAACCTCACCGGATAACCCAAGGCAAGCATTAAAGATACCGCCAAGGTCATAATCTTGCAACGCAGATGCGATATTGTTATTTTTGCAAAATTTAAGCAAATCGAATTTATCCGAAATTCTTTCTGTCGCTTTGCGATCATTTGTCCGCATTGCTAAAGCCTGATACTCATTCCCGGTCATATATCATTCTCCTGTCCGAAACACTCTTTTTGTTTTTAAAAAATTTTTTGGAAATGTAGTTGCGATTCGCAACGTGAAAGTGAATTGTTATAAATTTATTATAGCCTATTTACGATGAAAGTCAATGGGTGTGTTGTAAGTGGCTTTTTATTGCTATCGGTAAAGCACTATTGCGCTATAACCTCTCTTCCAGCCATTGAATACGTGTGTAGAATATTTAATGTCTACTATCTCACGATAAGACTCAGACAGTGATTTTATTACTCTGTTTACCTATTCTTGAAATTCTTCTGCGTTTGTAGAATCTATTGGCTCTGTAATTTTCAGTGGATTCATGTATGCTCCTTTGTCTGAATAAGACTTTTTGTTTTTGTAGGAATTTGAGGGACTTAGTAGCCGCCCGGTGGTCTTTCTGTCAGACCCCCTCCCCATCCTTTTCTTGCAAACATGGAAATCTAAAATATTTTCCGTTTCGTTCTGTTGTCATTGTGTGAAAATCAAATTGTTTTAATACAATTCACGTCATACCCTTGCAACTATTCGCAAAACCTAACTTTTCCGAATAGTTTACGAACAGTAGAAACGCTACAACCATTGATATTACTGCATTTGTGAATTGTAGAATAATCACACACAATTTAAACCGTATTATTTGCCGCTACATCCGTAAATTGTGTATCAATTGCGTGCAATTCTTGACTCTTTTTCTCGTCCAATCTTGGCAGCTCCTGCGCTGTGATTGCCTTGCGTTGCGTGGCATTATCGCCAATGCCGGGCTGATTCATGCCGAATTCATTATTTCCCACGAACATGGTGCCTACAGGGCTATTGGAATCATATGCACGATCTAGGATACAATCCTTACGGGATCGCTGCAATTTTTGCCACATCTTGAAAGTCAGCGAACTTGGTTCATCACTAGCCCATATATCCATTGTGTTCGTAGGTATATTACAAAAATAACTAAATGCTACCGTACTTACCAACTTGCTATACACATTGGAGATGTATATATAATAATCACAAAGCTTATATAATACCTCTCTATCATACCTATTGCAGTTAGTCGGTATAGTTGCATTACCAAGAGGACTTAAACTCTTGTCCTTTAATACTTTAGTATCCGGGAATAAATGCATTCCAACATACTGCATAACAGCTTTCCACTGTCTCTGTCCAGCTTTCAACAAATCTTCGATGTGAAATTCTATACAAGCGTTGTCTATTAAATCCTGTACAGTTGATGTGTATATCTGTACTGTACCTAGATCCACTATAAGGCTTGTAAGATCTACGCTCTCTACATCCTGCATATATTCACACCTCCAATCCGTTTTATTTCTCTCTGCTTTTGGTATACACTATTTCCGGGTTTAAAGTCAAGCCTTATTTTTTACGGTGATATTATATACTTACGCCGCGCGCGTATGCGGATATAACTTAAATATAAACCTATAGACTTTAGATACAGTGTATTATTATTAATCTAAAAGATTAAGAAAAAGAGAGAGAAAGAGAAACATAGTTCTGAAAAAGCGACGTCAGACGATTGTGTCGTGTTATGTCAGACGATTTTTTGTAAAAACTGATACTATTCTATCATTTTTGGACTTGTCAAAGACCTAATGAACCTAGCCTTGTTTATAAAGATTTAAGAAAAGTTTTATAGTTTGTTTACAGTTTTTCGGAGATTTTTTAAGATATGCCCGGTAGAGTTGTTGATTTTGGACATGGCAAAAAAGAAAAGGCAGCCGGAAAACTGCCCTTGTCCAATCTTTTATTTATCCTGTTTATCATCCTCGGTCGGAATCACTGACCAACCTTTATAACTATATCCGGGGCGTTGCCCTTCTGGAAGTGTCCCAAGAACCGATCTTTTAACGCGGCTCAACCCCGCAATTATATTAAAAAATTGCTTGCTGTCCGGCTCTACTCCAAAATATTTATTGCAATTTTCCCTAAGCCAAAAGGACAGGGAGTGAATATAAAAGTGCTCTCCCTCTGGGCTTACTAAATGCCAATCTATCGCCGCCCTGTTTGTTTCAAACCGTCCGGATTTCGGACTGTTCTTTGCGGCTTCTGTAGCTTTTCGCTGTATTTCTGTATTTCGCGGATTCGCGCGCCTTGTTTCTGACATCCTGCGCTTGCTCTCTTCGGAGCGCTTTAACCCCGTATGTGTTTGGCTCAAATGTATCAACCGGCATTCTTTCGAGCAGGTCACAATGTCACGCGATGATTCGCAATAAAACTCTTTCCCGCAGACAACGCATTTTTTTACAACTTTAGCCATGTTTTTATTTGCTCCTTAATGCAGAATAGCGGAGCTTATCGGCTCCGCTAGCCTTTTATTTGTTCAATGTAAAAGTGTATTCGCCCTGGAATTCATCATCTGTAACCCATTCAATTTTTACTGCCTTTTCTTCCTCTGAAAGTTCTTTTCCAAGTTTTCCGAGTGGTATAAAATCTACAACTAAATTCGCATACCCATCTTCCTTTTGTAATTTAACAGACTTCAATTTCAAGCCTAAAACGCCGCCAAGATCATAATCTTTTATGATCTGATCAAAGCCTTTCTCTATTGTGTCTATTAAAGTTTCACCCGTGATTTCCCGATAGTTTGCAGTGCCGCTTGTATAATATGGGGCGTAATATCTCCACACGGTTTTTTCTGTTACTTCCGTGTTCAGATCAGCGGCTTTCTTAGCAGCCTTTTCTTTGTTGTCATAACTCCATTCAATGCCCCGATCTTTTACAATATATTTTTTCATGGTGTTTCTCCTTTCTTGGCTTTCGCCGTTGCTCTGTTTTCTTGATCTGTCATTATAATATCATGAGTGCCTTATAATGTCAAGTGATATTTTTCAAAAAGTGCCTTATATTTTATTTTAATCTCTCCAACTGCTCTAACTGGATCAACACCGCCTCTTTTATAAAGGCGTTTATACTTTTTCCGCTTACTTTCTTGATCCGTTCTTTTGTCCCGGATGGCAACAGGCAATTAACACGGTCTACTGTTTTTGTATACTTAGCTACTGCTTGCCGCCTTTGTTCGGTCTGTTTTTCTGTATATTCTGCCATTTGTTTTCCTCCCTGCTTTTATATATGTACTTTAAATATAGCATAAGTGCCTTATTATAGCAAGGATTATTTTTCTTTCTATATTATAGTAATCCTATAAATGTTTTATAAATAAGTGCCTTATGTATTATTCACAATTCCATTGATATTATAAGTGCCTTATTTTGTTTATTTCGCATATTGCATAAGTGCCTTATATTTACTATAATACAAGTATCAAATGAAGTACGAAAGCGAGGAGAACAACATGAAAGATATGAAAGCGGCAGAAGCATTATTAGAAAGCAAAGGTTATTATATTTCGAACCAGTTTGACGGTTTCGCTACTCTTCCAGATGAATACGAATTGAGCGACGTAAACGGAAACGTTGTTATTGATCATTTGAGCGAAGCACAGATTTTACAGATTTCGGAAATTTTATAGGGAGGGCTTAAACATGAGAAAGACGGGAATGCGTTTTACATGGGAAACAACAAAGAACGGTGACGCGATCAACGAACTGAAAAAGAACGGAATCGCGTTTGAGTATAACCACTTCGGGGAACTCACAGCCGACTTTTACGGAATCGGCATTTTTGAAAAAGTCGATTTTGAACACGTCCAAGGCGATGTATTTGAAATCTGCATAGCATAGCCGAAACGCTCCGATTTTGGAGCGTCAGCCGCGGGATGGTCGCCCGGCTCTGATGATGGCAGACCAGAAAGGGAAAACATGGACGACAAAATACAAATACTGTTTGAGTTAAAACTTGCAGGGTTTGACATTTCCGCGAACCTTGAAAAGATGTATCAAAAGTATGGAAAAGAAGAATTTCAGAGAGCAGCACGAAATAGCGGCTACGGGTTCATTTTTGAATAATGAAAGGTTGGTTGATTATATGAAGATGATGACACTTGAAGAAGCGAAAGAATACACACGCCAAAAGTTGGCACCGTATTACAGTAACGAGCGAATCGAGAACGTTGTAAAACAGTATGTTTCCGTTATCCGCCCAGGCGTTATCTTAGTTAAAAATAAAAATGTGGGACTTATGGAACTCTATCTATAATTAGCCGCCGCAGAGAATGCCAGCCGGATCACTACCGGCGGCGGTTTTTACTCAAAAATGAGTAAATAAAAGGAAAAGAGGTAGAATAAATGGAAGAAAGATATATTTTGCACACGGGAAAAGGTGTGCAGATCGTAACAGAATCGCAAGCAATTAACAACGCGCTATATCAAGAAAAAAGCGGCGTTATTCCGCGTTACTCATTCCGGGATTATAAGACCGGGGAAAAACTTACACCGCCCGGATGGATTGTATGGTCAACTTTTGCGGACGGTTGCGGCGTTGTGTACCGCAGATCTGACGGAAAAATGATTATAACAACAGGATTCCAAGGGGATTTTGTTGTAATTTAAGGCGGTACTCTTCCGCCCTATTTCGCGTGTTTGGTGCATCCGTTCCGGTTCGATTCCGGGAGCGCGGACTACATGGAAATCGGTTTCCATGCGCAAATTGACAAATAAACGTAACACAAGGAGGTGGGAAAGATGGGAAAATATGAGTATATCGGAAAAAGGGAAATCATGCGCCGGGTGTCTGCCCTTGGTTATCTGGAAATATCCGGCAAAATGTGCGGCTACTCAAAGTTTGAGGGCGTGGAATGGGTGGAGTCTGCAAAAATCAAAATAACCGCCCAACGCGGCGGCGATTGGCTACAGGTCACACAAAGTCAGGAAAACATAACACACACTTACAGCCGGTACGATGGGAAATGCTATCTTGACAAGTGGTAAAATGCGATCTATGCTAGACTATAACTATATCCGAGCAAGCGTCTTTTGGCGTTTGCCTGTGACCGGCAATATCATCTAATATCATAAGTGAATTATCTATATGTAACATAATATATAGTGTATTTGTGTTATTTACTGAATGTCGCAGATAATTGCACGTTTGTTACACGTTTTTGGGAATCCGTGAAAATGGAATCTTGACCCCAAAAACGCTACGCCAGGGGGGTACAAAAAAATTACGAAATATTTTTTGGGGCGCTGAGAAAATTTTCTTTCGTAAAAATCAAAGACCGCGCCGCGTAGTCGCTTTTGCTCAACTCTTCTATCAGCTTTTCCCTGGTCATTTCCGGGTTCGTCCGGTGTACGTACTGTAAGAGTTCTGAAATTTTATCCATTATGCAACAACCTCCATAAGTTCAATCAATAGTCTGTCTGCTATTTCAAACACTTTTCTTCCGTATGTAGCCAAGAAGTCTGCTACAATTTCCTCGGTGCCAATATCCATGTATACATTATACGAAAGGCAGAACGCATGACATAATTCGTGGCATAACACACGGTCAAGAAATTTTCCACGCAGATCATCCGCAAGATATATCGTTTTCGTGTCTCTATCGGTCATTCCTACTGTCCTGCTTCCATCACTTCTCTGTAGCATATCGCTGTAACGCGATACTTTGACCAAATTCCATATTTCATTGTTTATCGTGAACAATTTACCACCTCGCAAACAAAGAGGGCAAAATGCCCTCTCTATTACATTTTCGTGACAAGCGTAGTCAGCTTTGTCTTGGTCAACTGTTTCTCTTCTGGGGACATACCGGAAAATAGTTCGGTTACATCTTCAGAAAGAGATTTCATGTACTTTTCAAGTTCTTTCATCTTTGCGTCCTTATCTTCCGGTGAATTTCCGTTATGCATTTCCTTTGTCTCCATGTAGCTTCTCCGGCTCATACCAGCTCTGCCCTCACGCCCATCATGAGTACCGGTACTCATGCCGTTATTTCCGCTCATAGGCTCTGAATAATACATCTTCCCCATACTCATTCTGTCAAGGTCTCTCATTCGGTCGTATTCCGGCATACTCTCCCATTCGTGGTAATCTTCCGGCATCTGATGATAATATGGCGGTTCTACATACCCTCTGCGTGTTCCACGCCCTTTCGGTGCGAATCTTCCGTTTGAGTACCGGTACTCATTGTAGTATCTTCTTCCCGGATAATCCCCAAATTCTTCCACCATGCGCATGATTTCTTCATCTTCAGACTTTTTCATGGCTTCAACAATGTTATAGTCTTTGTCAAAGCATACGATATTCTTTGCAATCTCCGTCCAATCCTTGAGATCATCAAGGTTTTGACCCTCAAAATTCTCAATTCCAATGCCGTCGACGTGGGCTTTCACGCAATCCATAATCTGTTTAGCAAACTTATGCATAATATCAAGCCTCCCTTACTGCAATCAAATTACTGTTCTGTACTTCAATAACCTGTGTAGATGTATTCTGCACCGCTACCGTACTGCAACAGCCACAAGGCACATCAACGTAGGCCTGTGCTGATACATTAAAGAAATTCTCAACTGCGGCTGGCGTTACGATCATCTTTGTTGACTGCAAAGGCTCTCCATCAACCGCGATTGCAAGCGAAATCTCTCCAACTGTACCGCCTGTAGGAATCTGAATGTTGCCGGAATACGATACCAAAAATCTAGCCTTGCATTGATTGGTGATACCTCTTAGTTTTATAATTCCGCTTCCTTGTCTGTGTACGATACATTTTGTTCCGTTTACTGCCGTTTCTGTAAATGCAACATCTTCTCCAGCAGCAACGGTTTGTAATGCAATTCCTGTTACTTCCATTATTTTTACCTCTCTTTCATAAAATAAGGGCAAACATTATAGTCTGCCCTTTGGTTATAAGTAATACTGCATAGCAGACATGATTGAGTTAAACTCAATTAAGATACTCAATTATTTAGTTTTAGCAGCCACATCCTGTGTTGCATCCGCATCCATATGCATAAGCATTTGGATTAGGTACAACATATGCAGGGATAGCAGCCGGATTTACTGCATTGATAATCTGCTGTGTCTGAGCTGCCATCTGAGTTGTAAGTAATGCACTCTGACGATCCTGTGAAGCCGCTCTGCGAAGGTCATTATTTTCTGCCTGTAAGGAAGAAATTTTTTCATTGCAGAGATAATCAAGAATAGCGCGTGTTCCTGCGTTCTGACTGTCGATAATGTCTCTCGTGTTGCTGTTCATGGTGTTCTGCAACGCGCAAGTGTTAGTTGCCATGTTGTAGTTTACACCTTGGATAGCTTCTCTTGTTTCACAGCAACAGTTAGCAAGCTGTGACTGTAATGCGTTTGTATTCTGCATATTAGCGACTGTATCAGCATTGATAGCCTGCTGAATGCCGAATCCGGTCTGCAAAATGTTTGTGTTGATGCCATTCATGCCGTTTTGTACTGCATAGAATCCGTCACAAATTCCGTTTGTAATGCCGTCAAGTTTTGACACAACCGCCTGATTATCAAATCCGCGCTGGATTTCGCTTCCGACACCACCATTCATTCCGTTTCCTCCGAATCCGTTACCGAATCCACCCCATCCGAAGATGGCGAAGATAACGATAATGAACCATAACCATGAGCCTTCTGCGCCCCATCCGTTGTTATTTCCGTTTCCGTCAATGTTCGCAACAAGCGGAACAGATGCTGTGTTGCAATTTGAACCAAACATAATTTTTACCTCCATAATTCATTTTTTATATACATAATCTTGCAAGAATTAGTATCACATTCCTAATTGGCTTTTAAACGACTCAAAAGCCTTATCTGCGTCAATCCCCTTTTCTTTGCACAAATTCCTAGCCATCTGCTCGATGCCCTTGGAATCTCCCTTCTGCGCCATTTGCATAGCATTGCGCGCCATAGGGTTGCTCATTACGCTGTTGTTCCCCATCATTTGTTGTAAAAACTGCTGTGGGTTTCTCATTCCCTGTAACATCTGCATAGGATTCATTAAGACTCACTCTCCTTTTGTGTTCGTGAAGATTTTCTTTGCGTTTGCGAAGACAACTTATCTTCCAACTCTTCCATCTTTCCAAACAAGCAATCCAATTTGTCAGTAATAGCCTTTGCCGCATCATCAGATAGCCCTATTTCGATTCTTTTATCTTCACTTGAAGAATCTGCCATCTGCTCATTAAAAGGCTTGTAAACGGTCTTTCTGATTGTTCCATTGGCATCCCATTGTTTCGCTACGATTGCGCTCATGTCCTGCATCGGGAAGAACGCAACACTTCCATCCATAGGCACATCATTTGCCATGATTGCTGACTCCGACTGCACTACTTTTCCTTGGATTCCAAGAAACTGCGGTTGCATCTGCGGAATCTGTGGCTCTGGTTGTTGAAACCTTTGCATTGGGTTGTATTGATAAGCGGCATAGCTTGGGTTTGGGTTAAATGCCATATTCTGATTTTGCATCTGATACATTCTCTTCCTCCAATACTTCCTTGATTGCGTGAATCATTGCTGACTGATACACGAGCGGAACCTTCGACACATCTTCTCTTGTTAAAATTTTTTCAAGAATTTCATCCGTAAATAACATTCCGCATCCCTCCTATGCTTATATTTTTGCATAAAAAAATACGGTTCTTCCGCAAAAAATAAGCAGAAAAACCGCATAAGAAAAGAACGCCCCAAGCGTTCCAAGCCTACCATTTATAGAAAAGAATCTTAAGCGCTTGTGCAGACTCCTTTCTTTTGTGTTCAGTTTTTGAGTACCATTTTGAGTACCAATTTTCTTAAGACGCCGCAAACACAGTGTTTATGCGACTTTTAAAACAGTCCGTACGGGAATCGAACCC